CGGATATCGGTCAGCGGCAACCAATACCGGAGATTATTCAGCGGCAACCAATACCGGATATCGGTCAGCGGCAACCAATGCCGGAGATTATTCAGCGGCAACCAATACCGGAGATTATTCAGCGGCAACCAATACCGGAGATCAGTCAGCGGCAACCAATACCGGATATCAGTCAGCGGCAACCAATACCGGAGATTATTCAGCGGCAACCAATACCGGAAATCGGTCAGCGGCAACCAATACCGGAGATTATTCAGCGGCAATTGTAGAAGGAAAAGAAAGTATTGCATTAGCTACAGGAATTAATTCAAAAGCTAAAGGAAAAATTGGATGTTTTATTGTTTTAGCAGAGCGGAAAGAGATCAATTATGAATATCATATTGTAGAAGTTAAATCAGCAAAAGTAGATGGGGAAAATATCAAGGAAGATACTTTCTATACGCTGAAAGATGGAAAATTTGTAGAAGCAGATTAAGTTGCCCTGGAAGGTGCGGTCACACCAACCAGGACGGTATCTAACTAAGAATGAGTTAGTTAAATACAGGATTATTATAACACAACCTCCTGTATTTGACAAACAAAAATATAACAGGAGGACTTTTTATGCAAAAAAATGGCGAAAATCAGCCACTTTCCAGCGAAATCATTGCTGATCTGGAAGAAAAGCTGATGGCAAGAAATGTAATTATCGCTATTCTGGCAGCTGCACTTGCAGTAACCACATCCAGAAGAAAGTGAGGACAAAATGAAAGAGGTGGTAAAGACAATAGGAGAAATATTTGTAGGGATAGGGATGTTTACAGTAATCTTCCCGATCACATGGATTCTTACATCACTTGATGTTATCGGAGTGTTCTTCGTATCAACAGTCTTATTCTCAATGGTGTTTCTTCCTATATTAATAAGAATGGAGGAAAAGTAAATGCAAAGATTAAATAAAGTAAGATTATCCGGAAGAGCCGGGGAAATAGTGTTCAGCCACGAACATTACGGAAGATACTATTACAAATTCATGCTGACAGTCATTCGTAAAAGCGGTGCAGTAGATATGTTCCCAATCGTTATAGAAGATTCCATTGTACGTGACAATGATTATAACGGAAAAGAAGTTGTGGTAACAGGAGCAATCAGAAGCATGGACACTTCTAAAAATCCAAATAAGCACCACAACGTTAATTATATCGCAGCTGATGAAGTGGAAATCCTGGATGAACAGGTTCCGGAAGGTAATATAAACGAAGTAGAGTTTATTGCCAGAAGTTGCACGAAAGAGCCATATGCAAAACTTACACCAGTAACGCACAGGAAAGTTTCAAATCTTTTCGTGGCAATTCCAAGGGATTATTCGGAAAGAGCGGATTTTATTCGCTGTATTTTATGGGGAAAAGGTGCTGATCTGGCGGTAGAGGTTAAAAGAAATGATTACATTAAAGTAACTGGCAGGTTAATGAGCCGTGATGTTTATGTTAATGGAGAAGAAACGGAAAGTGTATATGAGATTTCCGTAAAAGAAATGGAGAAATTGGAGGATGAAGAATAATAAGAATGAAGTTCAGATATTTGGCGTAATAATGGATATTCAGCCAGGAACATTTTTCAAGGACGGAGAAAAATTCGTAAGATTCTATATTGGTGCAAAGCGTACCAGCGGGAACGTAGATTTACTTCCGGTAATTGTTGAAGAAAAGCAGACGGAAGGCTTAAAGATTGGAAAACACGTCTATGTTAAAGGAAGATACAGTTCTTCAAACAAACATGAAAGTGGAAAGTCACATTTGATTCTTGAAATCAAAGCGGAAACAATCTGGTGTGGAGATGGTGATGGGAGTGCAGAAGGTGAAAACAAAATCATTCTGGAAGGTTATCTTTGCAAGCCTCCTATTTACCGCAAAACACCAATAGGAAAAGAAATCTGTGATTTGATGATTGCTTGCAATGAATATGACTTGCGAAGAACAGATTATATCCCATGTATAGCATGGTGGAAAGAAGCCAGAGAAGCTGCTGATTTCAAGGTTGGAGATTTCGTAAAAATAATCGGAAGAATCCAGAGCCAAATTTATCGGAAAAAATTATCTGGTGATGAAATAGAGCTTAGAACTGCATACGAGGTATCAATAGGGAGGATAATCGAGCATGAAGGTGGAAGTAAAAAAGATTTCGTTGGAGAATTACAAGAAGTTTCCGAGTAAGTCTGTAGATTTGTTTCCAAGAACAGAGATTTCCGGCAGAAACAGAGAAGGAAAATCCACATTACAGGACGCATATTTGGATGTTCTGACAGGAAAGATGGCAAATGGTACAGAACCGACTTCTATCCGCAGAAAAGAAAATGGCTTGGAAGTGCCAAAGGTTGATGTTGTAAGAGAGCTTACACTTGTGATTGATGGAAAAGAAAAAGTGATCCGCAAAATCACAAAACAGAAGTGGAGAAAACCGAGAGGGCAGTCCGAAGAGGTATTCGATGGAAATGAAACTTCTTATGAAATTGACGGATTCCCGGCTAAATCAAAGGATTATACCGAGTTCATCCAGTCAATAGCAGAGCCTTCAACGCTTCTGATGTGCAGTAATCCAAAACCATTTCTGGACACATTGCAGAAGTCAACAGCGGAATCCAGAAAGGTACTGGAAAAGATGTCTGGTTTCGATATTGCTCAGTTTATGGAAGAGAATCCACAGTACGCTCATGTGGAAGAAATCACAAAGGGGCATTCCGTAGAGGATACCTTGAAGAAGCTCCGAAAGGAACTAAATGCACAGAAGAAAAAGGTGGATGCTAAAAACACGGAGATTGCATATGAAACCAATCGAAGCGTTGAAGCAGAAGACACTTCTTACTTGGAATCAAAAAAACATGAGCTTAATGCGGAGCTTTCCAAACTGGAAGAACAGGAACAGATTCTTGAAGATTCTGCAAAAGGTTATGACAGCCTTACATATGAAATCCGTGGCTTAAAATCTTCCAGGGATGGTCTGGTTAGCAAAGCGAATGAATGGTTAAGAGCCAGACAAAAATTCATTTCTGATACAGTTTCCGAACTTAGGTTAAAAAAATCAGAAAAGGAATCAAGCATTCGTATTATTGGAATGGAACTGGATAACCACATAAGGGAAGCACAACAAGCAAAAGCTGACTTGGATAGAGCCAGAAAGGACTATCCGAGAATCAAAGAAATGGAGTGGGATGATTCTGGACTGAAAGCTATTAAAGCTGAAACATTCAATGATTCTGATGCTATTTGCCCGACCTGTGGACAAGAACTGCCAGAAGAACAAGTTTCCAAACTAAAATCTTCATTTGAAGAAAAAAAGAAATCCAGAATTGAAGCACAGTTGAAAGTAAAAGAATCATTTGAATCGGAGAAGCAGGAAAAGCTTAAATATGTCTGCGACCTTGGAAATACTTCCGCTGCAAAATTAAAGAAAACTAACGAGGAAATCAACAAATTACAGTCGGAAATCAGTGCGGCACAGGATGAAGTTGCTGAACTCACTAAGCAGATTGAGGAAGAACAGTCCAAATTTACGGAGCTTCCAGAATCTGTAGATATGGCAAATGATGAAGAATATCTTGCGGTTACAGCGAGAATTGCAGAACTTGAAGAGAAACTGAAATCATTTGATGATGTTCCTGGAAAGAAACAGGAATTAAGAATGCAGATCAGCGATGTTATGAAACAGATTTCCAATGTGGATGCAGATATTAAGATTGCACAGGCAGCAGTCACAGAGAAAGAAAAGCGAGTAGCCGAACTGAATGAGGAACTGAGAAAACTTGGACAGGTTCAAGCTGATATCGAAAAGAACATTGATACCGTTCTTAACTTCTCAATTCAGAAGAATAAGGCACTGGCAGAGAAAATCAATCCATTTTTCCACCATTTCCAGTTCAGTTTCCTTGATTACACGATTGAGGGAAATCCAGTGGAAACTTGCAAGATGATCTGTAATGGAATCGACTACAATAGCGGATTGAATCATTCAGACAAAATTCTTTGCGAGGTTGATTTACTGAATGGATTACAGGAAATGAATGGGCTGAATCTGCCGATTTGGATTGATGATAGCGAATCCGTGAATATTGATAGAATTCCTATGTTAGACAGGCAGATGATTATTCTGAGAGTTACGGATGGAGATTTGATGATAAAAGAAATTTAAAACAATCAGTTAGGGGGGAACATTATGACATTAATGGAATTACAAAAAATTTTAGGAGAAAGAATTGAATTAACAAATAGTATGGATGTTACAAGCGAGGAAGCAAAAAAAGAAAACGAAAAATCGGATATGATTGCTAGACTTGCAAAACAGATGATTAACAATGCAGATGTTGTTCTTAGAACGGATAAGCTGATTTCTGACGGAAAACTTGGAAAAGAAAGTATTATTTCAAAAATGGTTGGTGAAGAATAAGTATGCGTGGATACACAGAAGAGCAATTGAAGTGGTTAGAAAAAAACTGCAAAAAGCATGGTTCTTATAGAGAAATGACAGATATTTTTAATTTTACATTCGGGGAATCGAAAAAATGGAAAAATCTTCATTCTGTATTAAAACGTCATGGATATATTGATTGTGATGGGCGCGGCAGTATATTTTCAAAAGAACAAAAGGAATTTTTACAAAAAACACTTCCGCTTTTTTCGTATGAGGAAACCACTAGAAAATTTAATGAAAAATTCGGAGAAAGAAAAACCAGAAAACAGATAGAAATGTACTGCACAGACAATAGAATTAAAAGAAATTTGCCACCGCCAGAAATTGGTTCAGAGCATATAAGCGGAAACTATATTATGGTGAGAATAAATAATGACAAGAATGTATCAGAACATCAGCATTATAAAATGAAACAACATGTTGTTTGGGAAAAACATCACGGGAAAATACCAAAAGGGAAAATTATTGTTTTCCTTGATAATAACAGTTTAAATTGCGATATATCAAATCTGTATTTAACAGATAGGAAAGTGCTTAATCTTTTGACTGTTAATAAATGGCATTTTACAAATAAAGAGCAAAAGTTAGCTGCTTTAAAATGGTGCGAATTATATTTTGCTCAAGGCAAAGACATAAAAGAAGAGAATCCAAATAAGCGAATTTATATTCCAATGTCCTATGAAGAAAGATATAGAGTTTGCCCCGTATGTGGAAAAACGTATGAAGTATTTCAGCGGAGAAAAAGTGTTACATGTAGTAGAGAGTGTGCAAGCACATTAAATCATGGTGAATCTCTAAGAAAATATATGCTTGCAAACCCAAGAAAAAGAAGTATATGTAAAGTTGAAGGGTGTGGAAAGTATGTAAAAGAACTAGGGTATTGTGATTTGCACTATAACCGTTTTCGGTCAACAGGAGATCCTCTTAAAATAAAAAGAATAACATGGAATTCAAAAGCGGATGCTCAATCATTGGAACGTGAAGTACCGAACAAAGATATTAGATTACTTATGAAAGAAAAAAATTTAAGATCATACCAACTGTCTAAAGCAATGGGGTATGCCCCTGGATGGCTTGGTAAGAAAATGTCAAAACCTATGTGTGAAGAAACTAAAAAAATGGTTCTAAGAACAATTTATCAACTAGAAAACAAAAAGGAGATTATATGTCATCAGGAAGACCAACAACAGATCCAAAGCCCCACACCATTGCTGTGAGGGTAAATGAACAGACTATGTACAAGCTTGAACAGGAAGCAACCAGGACAGACAGAAAGGTTTCTGAAATTGTTCGGGATTTAATAACGCAGAACTTTAAATAATTGAGCAATATTTCAAAATATCCAAATAAAGATAGAAAAGGAGAATTGATATGGCAGAAACAACACAGGTAGCAAATTTTAACACACAGCTTTCTTATTACACAAATCGGTATGTTGATTTAATGGAAAGAGATTTAACTTCAAGAGGAATGGAATTTGATTCCTATTCAAAGGATTGCGTAGTGGCAGCAATGGGATCTATTTTTCAGATGGTACATGAGAGCGGCACAAGTTTTGAAGCAATCAATGGCTCTAACCTTAAATTCATTCTGAGTAAAGTAGCAGCATTAAAACTGAATGCAAATGCGCAGCCAAGAGAATGCTATTTCCAGATCAGAAACGTAAACGTAGCAGGAAAAGGGAAGCCGGCACAGTGGGAGAAGAAAATCGAGTTTGCGATTGAGGGTGATGGAAATGACGCTCTTGTAAGTAGATATGGTGTCGATGTAGCTAAAGTATTCCCGTACTGGAAAGTCAGAGAAGGTGATAAGTATATCCCACCAAGACATAAAGGTGTGGAAATCACACCGCCAGAATGGGAAGAATCTGGTGTAGGTAAGGTAGTCCGTATCGTATATCCGATTCAGTATAAGGACGGACATATTGAATACCTTTCTTGTGAAAGAGCAGATGTACTGAAGAATCTTGCAGCGCACATCAAGAATAATCTACAGAACGAAACATTCGGTATCTGTACAGACAGATATAAAGCTACAGATGCACAGAAAGCTCAGATTGAAACAAAGAAAAAAGAAGTTATGAAAAAGGTTGCTGATATTGGGGAACTGGAAGCAATTATTGATTGCGAAGAATTAAGACCGTACATTTCCCCGTCATACTACGAAACACAGTCGAGAGAATCTATGATTGTTCGTAAAATGCGTAACAACATTATGAAGTCCATTCCTAAGAAATGGGATAATCCGGTGCAGGCTTATGAATATAACACGATGGATGCTACATACAGAGAAGTGCAGGAAGAAATCGAACAGAATGCCAACAAAGAGGAATTCATTCCAGAACCAGAAGCAATCGAAGAAAAGCCTAATCAGCCAACCGTAGCTGAAGACGTAAAAACAGCAGAAAAAGAACCAATCCCGGCAGCAGAGCCGGCTGAAACAGAGATTCCGTCATTTATGAGCCAGGAGGAAATGTAGGATGGAAACTTCCACAATTGTGCTTATTATTTTGCTTTTAATATCACTTTTGGTATGGATAGTATCTTTTATTCGAGAAAATGGATACAATCGAACCAATTTAAATATTCTTTTAAATGTTATTATATTTGTGGTACTCATTATAATCCGACTTACAATGTAAAAGGAGAGCCAAAATGAAGCATAAATGTATTAAGACAGCAGTATTAATCACAGGGATTACAGCAATCACAATGTTTAGTGGTTGTTCTTCCTGTAGCAGATCGTTAAAATCACTATCCAGTGATATTGACGGTGGTCTGAATCGAACCGTAACTGTTTACGATTACAACGGCGGTAAAATCAAGTCCTGGTCTGGAAAATTTGATGTTTCCGAATCGGAGAACGAAGTTTACTTTGATGATTCGGACGGAAAGAGAGTTATTATCCACGGCGGTATTGTCGTAAATGAGGAAAACTGACATGAGCAGCAGTGTAAGAGAAACATTTTTCGGAGGTGAGTAGGAATGAGATTAGCAAGTCAGAATGGATTGCTTGATATCCCATATGATGAATGCACCGTAGTAAAGACAGACGATAATAGAATTATTGCAAAAGCAGTAGGGCTTGGAGCGTGGACTTTAGCAACATACTCTTCAAGGCAAAAAGTAGAACAGGTTATGAACCAGTTACACGAAGCATACAACATAAGTATTAATTTAAAAAATATTACCACATTTCAATTCCCAAAGGATGATGAAGTATGAAAGAGATAGGAAGAAAGAGAATTAATTGGGATTCTATTGTGACTGTGGAATTATCGCTTAAAGAGCTTCAATTAATAAGGGACGCAATGGTGGCTACAGATTTAAAAGATATGAAAGAATTATGGCGCGGAGCTCCTCCATATCAGCAGGACGATAAAAATATGATTGGAGAAACTGCTTCTTCAATTTTAAATAGCTACAAATAAACAGAAAGCGAGGTGACAAAAAATGTTCATGCGAGTAGTAAACACAGGAAGCCAACACGGAAACTGCTATGTTTTGAAATCGAACAGCGGAGAAATGCTTCTTCTGGACTGCGGATGCAAATACAAAGACATTCTGAAAGCTATTGATTACAGAACAAGTGATGTTTCTGGCGTGCTTCTTACCCATGAACACGGTTGAGTGATCACCGTGAATCATTTAAAAATCTAATGAATTTAGGTATTCAGATTTACACCAATGATGAAACCGTGGAACATCTGAAAATCATCACCAGCGAATTGATGAAAGGAGTTCCAGAGAAAAGACCATTTCGGGTTGGCTCGTTCACTGTAATACCGTTCTATTTGCCGCATACTACAAGGGATAAGGACACAGGGCAACTTATTCCATGTTTCAATTATGGGTATATCGTGGAACATGAAGAAATGGGAAAGCTACTGTACATGACAGACTTTGAGTTTTGCCGATACAATTTCAAAGCAATGCGACTGAACCACTTGGTTATTGAGTGCAACTATTGTAAAGAATTGGTTGACAAAACAGCTGAAAATTACACGCACAGGCTTAGAGGGCATTGTTCCTTAGATACTTGCAAAAGCTTAGTAAAGACGAATCATACGGCAGCATTACGGACGGTAACATTGGTGCATTTGAGTAATGAAGCAGCTGACCCGGAACAGGTTTTGAATGAAATAAAAGAAGCGGTGGTTTGGGATGATGCACTCGTCCAGATTGCAACACCTGGGCTAGAAGTTAATTTGGACTTATGTCCGTTTTGAAAGGAGAAATAGATGGTAGCAATTGATTTAAAAGATTGGAAAGAAGTAACAAAAGGAATTTATGTAAATCCAATTTCTGCAAATGCAGCTTATGAAATCCATATTAAATACTGGGATATGAAAACAAATATTCTTTCCGCAAATGCAGAACTTTATATAGTAGGAGATTGGCATGAAAAAGATGGAAGAAACATCAGAGAAAGGGAAATACTGCTTGATTCTGCACCTGTTATGGCTTGCCTTGGAAAAGCGATTGAAGATGATAAGGAAAACAATTCGGCTGAATGATTGAAAGGAGAAAATTAATGCCAAGAAAATTCAAAAACTATGTAATTAAAGGACAGGAGCATGTAGACCGCAAAACAGGAAAAACAATTCCTTCACCTAGTGTATGGCGTTCAGTAAAAGATGTGCTTCCAGAAGCTCCAACTGATGATACCGCATGTTTGTATTATGTAAAGCTGAAAAACTCTGAAAGAATCATCATGCTTGCATATACTGGAAATGGCGAATGGACTGACACACTAGGAAAAGAATACAAAGGTGTAGAGACATGGCTTGAATATATGCCAAAAGAACATCCGATAGTCGAAAGAAAAACTTTCTTAAATGAAGATATTTTGAAAGCTATTGTTTCTGATTATATGGAAAAAGCTGAAGGAGTTACGGTTAATACAAATAATGTATTTTTTAAAGTAGGAAGAAAATCTGTCGGCTATGGAATGAGTGAACATGAGGAATTGGTATTTATTGGATGTGATGTGATAGCTATGGAGGAAAAATAACACATGAAAATCTTCTTAAAAACACTTGACAAACTGAAAAAGCCAAAACCTTCCGAACAGGAATGTAAGTACGATAAAGGATGGAATGATGCAATCAAGAAAGTTGAAGAACTGATTTGTTCCTACAGCTCTGCGGATATGTGGTTTCCAACAGATTTAATTTTGCCACCGGAACCAAACAAGGAAGAAAACCCGGGAGACTGGAAAGAATATGCGGTTACAATTAAGGGAGCTGTTCTTCCAACAAGTCTTACTTATTTAGGGGACGGTAAATGGGGAAGCGTAGAAGCATATGGTTTTGCATATTACCCAGTCATTGCATGGCAACCAATGCCACCAGCTTACAAACCAGGGAGGTAACACCATTGGAAATTACAATCGGAATTTGTGCAGAGGAAATCAAAGAAATTCTTGTTGAGCACATCAAGACAAAAGGATTTGACGTAACAGAAGATGATATTTCCTTTGTTATTGGGAAAGAAGAAAGCGTAACAGGAAATACAAAGAAAATCAAACACGCACTTATCAGGTGCGACATTCAGATTGAGAGGTGATAAATTGTGAATATTGTTATTCTTTCTGGAAGATTAACTGCTGACCCAGATATCAGAATGGGAACGAATGACACCAAAATTGCAAGATACATTTTGGCTGTCGAGAGAAGAGTAAAAAAGAACACGGAAAGAAAATCAGACTTTATTGCTTGCGTATGCCTTGGAAAAAATGCAGAATTCGCAGAGAAATATCTTAAAAAAGGCACGAAAGTAAATGTGCGTGGAGAATGGCAGACTGGAAACTATACGAATAAAAACGGTGAAAAAGTCTACTCAAATGATTGCCTTATTGCAGAACATGAATTTGCAGAAAGAAAAAGCCAGTCACCACAGACACAGGAAGCAGATACACGACCAGTACCACCGACAGAACCTAGTTTCATGGATGTGCCGGATTTAGGCGGTATGGAAGATGAATTTCCGTTTAGTTAGGAGATGAAAATGAAATTTATAGATTTTTTCGCAGGCATCGGAGGGTTCCGAAGAGGAATGGAATTGGCGGGACATGAGTGTATTGGCTTTTGCGAGTTTGATAAATTTGCAACCGCAAGTTACATCTCAATGCACTTACTCACGCCAAATCAGAGAGAGTTCCTGGACAAAATGCCACTGAAACAACGACAAAAAGAAATACTAAAGGAGGAATACAGAAATGGAGAATGGTATGCAAATGACATTCGAAGAGTGTATGCCGGAGACATTCCAAAAGCAGACTGTTGGTGCTTTGGATTCCCATGTCAGGACATATCCGTTGCAGGAAAACAAGTCGGATTTCAAGGAAACCGTTCAAGCCTGTTTTTCAGAGTTATGTACCTTGTCGGACAGCTCGAAGAAGAAAATAAACCCACTTACCTTTTCATTGAGAACGTTAAGAATTTGCTTAGTGTTAATGGAGGATGGGATTTCGCCAGACTGCTCATTGAAATGGATCGGGAGGGGTATGATGCAGAATGGCAAGTGCTCAACTCCAAAGATTTTGGAGCCCCACAAAACAGAGAAAGGTGCTTCATTGTCGGACATCTTAGAGGGAGAAGTACCTCAAAAATATTTCCTATCGAAGGAACAGACGGAGAAAATAGTGTTCAAATAATTGCACATAAAGACGGATATAGAAGAAATACACAAGTATTTTCACCTGACGGAATAACTGAAACTCTTGATATGGGTCAAGGCGGTGGGCGAGGACATCACGTAGCTTTGCCGTGTTTCATAGATTTGAGCTATCAAGAATCGAAGTCAACAGACATAGAAAGATGCTTGAAAGCCAGATACGATAACGGAGTTTCCAACTTAAGGACCGACAAGAGTAGTGTTGCTGTAAAAATCATGAACAAGGATTACAGGCATCAACACGAGGCAATTCATGACACAAGTGGATGTGGAAGTACATTAATGGCAAGAGATTATAAGGGCGCACAAAGAGTTGCAATTCCAGTATTGACACCAGATCGTATAGAAAAACGTCAGAATGGAAGAAGATTCAAAGAAAATGGTGAACCAATGTTCACATTAACATCTCAGGATAGACACGGGGTCGCAATTGATCCGCTCGGAGTATTGCGTAACGTTCGCACAGAATATGGAAAAGAAGTTGCCGACACACTCGACACGAGTTGCAATCAAGGAATATTTGTGCAGGTATCGGAAGAATTAACGGTATATGCAGTGTGGTACGAAAAATATCAGTGTTACATAGCAATTCGGAAGCTGACACCGAAAGAATGTTTTCGGCTGCAAGGTTGGTCGGATGATTATTTTGAAAAGGCTCAGTTTGTTAATTCTGACAGCCAGTTATACAAACAGGCAGGAAACGGCGTTACTGTTTCGGTAATCAAGGCAATTGCAGAGAAATTAAAAATTCCTTGTGAAGCAGATTGAAAAGGGGTGATGCCGGTTGGATTATAAAAAACTTAGACAGGCAAAAGCTATTGAAGCAACAAACCGTGAAAGATGGTTAAAAGTTAATCCGAATCTGAACGACAAATCTGGAATTTATATGCTCACTAGATGCGACGAAGAGGGATTCAAGTATGCGTACATAGGACAAGCAAAGCATATTTTATCAAGACTTTGTGGACACAACATGGGATACAAGTCGCATATTGACAGAAGCTTAAAAAAACATGGGGTACTTTCAAAAATTAATCCATATGGATGGAATGCGACATTTATAAATTGCCCTATATCAGAGCTTGATGAAAAGGAAAAATTTTACGAAAGACAATTTGCAGACCACGGTTATCAACTTAGAAATAAAACAGGTGGCGGTCAAGGAAAGGGGAAGAAACAAATTGACGAATTTCGTCCGGCAAAAGGATATAGAGATGGACTTCAACAGGGGAAAATAACCCTTGCAAGAGAACTAAAACACATCATTGATACTCACTTAAACGTATCAATCAGACCAGAAAAAGCAAATAACAAAGTATCTATTAAGGCGTTGGAAAAATTCAACGACTTGCTCAATGAAGAAAATTATCACTGATTCTAACACACCAGTAGTTCTACTGGCTAAATTCCAAAGATAAAAATAAAAAAATGAATAGAGGTGAGTTTTGTGCCAGAAAATACAAACGAATGCGTAATTGAGTGGATTCCCGGAAGAGATTATGTAGGGCTTACCGCTAAAAATGGAAGTAATTGGAAGAACAGATGTGAGGAATTAGAAAAGGAATTTCCAGATGATGTGAAAATTCTTGCCAGAAATAATGATGGATCTATTTTCGCTCACTTGCCATATTCCTACATTAAAATCAACCCACCGAGAAAATATTCCGATGAAGCGAAAAAGAAAGCTGCGGAAAGATTAAATAAAATGCGTGCAGAAAAAAGTAATACTGCGGAAGAAAATCCGTTTTGCCTATGAATTACCGTCAGAGGAAATATAATGAGGGGCAATCTGCTAGAAATGATATTTACGGATTTCTTGTCAAGTATTTTGAGAAACACGGATACATGCCTTCTTACGAAGAAATTATGGATGGAACAGACCTTACAAAGTGTACAGTCCAGAGACATATGCGGCAATTGGAGATGGATTCTCTGATTGCCACAGAACATCCGGGAATATCAAGAGCGTACCGTTTGACGGAATACAGATACGAAAGGAAAAAATATGGGAAGCAAATTAAAGATGAAAGCGCCAAAGAAAAATAGGGTGTTGGAATGCGATAACCAAATGTCACAGGCATTCGCCAGAGCCATGCAGAATTCGAGAAAAGAGCTTGAATTTATGCAAGATCAGGCTTACAACGATGGATTCAATACTGGTGATGACTGGGCGAATACGATCAATTCCGTAACTATGATGTTGGCAAGAAAACTGCATGGATTTTCAACCAAAAGACTTTTGGATGTAATCAATTGTGCAAATGATTTTGTGGGACAAGCGAACCGTGGCGAAAGAAGCTTTATGAGCATGATTGAGGAACTGGAATCTGAAACAGATGTGAGAATCCCAGATTTTAATAAAGAATTGGTTAGAAGATTTGGAGCGTAAGTGAGGATGGAAATAGATTATAAACACTGTAGATGTGGATGCGGTGGAATTATAGGGCAATACAGTAAAACGAAAGGATTCACCTGTGAAAGATGCAATAAAGAGTATCAATTATCAGAGCTAAATTTTTATTGGATTGCATTGAACGAAAAGACCGGATGGCTATTTCCGATGTTGAAAAAGGAGGGTAAATAATGAGTGAAATTAAATTCAACGACGGAATGCCAGTAAGAGAAAGGCGTTCCAGCACAAGCATTTATCCAGAAGAATTGATGGATAAAAAATGCGGTGGCTGCATGAGATGTCAGTCAAGAAAAAGGAAGGGCGAAACAGGCTATCATTGCACGACACAGCCGTACACCAAAGACATTTCACCAGAAGACAAAGCCTGTGTCATTTACTGGGACAAAGAAGAGGAAGAGAAGTACAAGGCTTTAATAGAGCAAGACGGAGAAAACCGCAGAAAAGAACTCTGGAATATCTATTCAAAGCGAGAGCCAATCAAACTTCCTATCGTAAATGATGGCTACGGAATGATTCCGGAATGCCCTATTTGTGGAGAGATGCCGTACAGCACTAAGCAGTGCCACTGGTGCGGTCAGAGATTCATTCAAGATAAAGAAGTAGAAGAATACGAAAAGCCGCTGACGAAAGAGGTAACTTGCTTTTCATGCGGTAGAAAGGTAATTGCAAATGTAAGTAAGTATAACGGACATATTAGTTATCATTGTCAGTGCGGAACAAATTTTATCGAATAAGGAGGACACAAAATGAAATTCAAAAGCAATGCTAAGTACGAAGAAAAACTCGAAACCGGGAGTGTTTTTACACTGAAAAACAATTCTTTAGGAATCAGTATCCACAAATATGTTGGTTGCAAAGATGCACTGTTTCTTAACAGCAAGGCATTGAACATTGATAACTATGATCTTGAAACAGAAGATTTTGACGAAGCTGTCAGCAGAACAAAAGAAGTTGTCATGCGTGAAGTTAAGAAAATCAGAGAAGATGCATGCAAATTCTGTTTAGACAACAACATTGAGTTTGATAGATATTAGGAGGACGCAAAATGTTAATCAGAAGTCAGGATAAAACAGCACTGGTAAAGTTTGAAAACATTGTAATAAATCTAAAGCTCCCAGATTCATTGAATATTATATGTTGGAGTTTGCAGGATGCACAGAGAAGTGGAGGATATTTTATTTTAGGAAAATATTCCACCAAAGAAAAAGCCATGAAAGTACTGGATATGATTCAGGAAGCCTATGGAGATTCGGAATACACAAAATATGTAATTCCAGAAGTATGTAGGATATTAAGCATGAAGCCAAAAACAGAAGAAAACAAAGCGCATGCAGGAGAACTTGGAGAAATGCTCAAAAAAGGAATGACGTTCCAGATGCCAGCGGATAGTGAGGTGGAAGAATGAGATACAGAAAGAAACCAGTTATAATTGATGCACTTCAGTGGACAGGTACAAATCATCGAGAAATGTTCGATTTCCTGACGGACTATCAGTGTACGGATCAGTACATGTCGGCAGAAGGTAAGAATTTCTATATTGACCATTGGAAGGTTCCGGGCGGTCTGGTTATTAAGACATTAGAGGGCGAACATCTGGCGAATATTGGTGATTATATCATCCGCGGTGTCCACGGTGAATTTTATCCATGTAAACCAGATATATTCAGAGAAACTTATGAGGAGGTGGAAGAATGAGCCATATCAAAGACAGACTAAATCAGTACAAGGATAAATATTCAGACTGCTACAAATACGCTGGGGTGTATGTCAAAGTTGTTCAAGATATGATTGAGAAGCTTCAAGAAGATCTGGAACAGGACGAGAAAGAAAAAGGGTGGATTCCAGTCAGCGAGAGATTACCAGAGAAAAATAAAGATGTAATTGCAACTGTTAAATATAGTGGTTTTATGGGAATGTACGGAAGGTGGTTAAAGACAGCGTTCATTGATGACTATGGCGAATGGAATGGAGAATGTATAGGCGGCGAAGTTATTGCCTGGATGCCACTTCCGGAACCGTATAAGGAGGATTGACAATGAAAAATGAGACGAAAAGGAAAAGAATTTCCAAATCTGTGAGAGAACAAGTGTACAAGAAATGTCATGGACATTGTGCATATTGTGGATGCTTGCTTGACTATAAAGATATGCAAGTAGACCATGTAATTCCACTAAGAGTAGGTGGGAACGATGACATTTCGAATATGCTTCCAGCATGTAAAAGCTGCAATCATTACAAAGCCGCTCTTGATTTAGAACAGTTCAGAGAATATGTACATCAGATTCCAGCAAGGTTAAAGAGAGATAGCATCCCATTTCAAGTCGGGGCTAGATTTGGAATATTGAAATATTCTGATGAGCCAGTGAGATTTTATTTTGAGAAAGAGGGCGACTGGATTAATGGGAAGATGTAAATTGGATTGCCCGGATGGTGAAACGGAATGCTGCATCTGCTGTACGAAACAGGATTCCTGCCAGTGTAGATGTGATGATGTGGACAGTTATGAATATGCAGAGGAGTGTGAAGAATATGAGGCTGATTGATGCAGACGAATTGATTAAATACATCAAAATTTGGGAAATTGAAACAAGTATTAGTTCCGACCAGAAAGAGTTTATTGATTGCATTAATAAGCAGCCGACAGCTTTTGATGCGGATAAGGTTGTGGAGCAGTTGGAAACAAGAAAAACAAGAGCTGCTGCATTACAGAAGGAAAATATATCAGAGTATTTCGAGGGTGAAACTGATGCGTTTGAATTTGCAACCAAAATCGTGAAAGGCGGTGGAGTTGAATGAGCAAATCAGTATTAGTGATAGAAACACCAGAGAATTGCTATGACTGCCCGTTCGGAACTGAATATTGTGGAAATCTTGAATATGAGGGACGCTGTGAATTAGCTGACTGCTTAGATTACGATGTAATTCTGATGACAGAAGAACATTATGACTGTGAAAGTAAATCAAGACCTGATTGGTGCCCGCTTATGGACTTGCCGAAAAAAGATAATGGAGATTATCCAGCCAATACGTCTGATGCTGGCTTTGTGGAGGGCTGGAACCAGTGTATTGATGAGATTGCAGGAGAGGTGAAGTAGATGACTGATGAAATTTTCAATCTTATGGAATATTTCCGCGGGAGCTACATAAACAGATTTGGAGAAATAATTCTTTCCGAAAAAGGAAATGTATATTTTACAGCAAAGAATTGTGTCGATAAAGAGGATATTATCTGCAAGCTGCTTGAACACTGTTCAAGATCAATGGCAAAAGGAGAACCATACAGTTCACCTAAAAGGAACAATGAATGGAGAGAACAACTGATATCAAGCCTTAACAGATATCTGGGTACAAACTTTGACCAAGAGGATATGTACTGGATTTATGATCAACTCGGAAATTCTGTAAATCATAAACTGACATTGAGGTTTATTAGAAACGATTTCAATATGGCAATTATATATCAAGAAGCAAAAGGGGGGGCAGAATGATGGAAAAGATAATACTAGACGATATGATAAAGGCACTTAAATGCGTTGCCAGCCAGAATACTGTAGGCGATTGCTATGCAGACCACGAAAATTTCATGCATATGGACGATGACGAGCATAAACGCATTGTCTGCGGAACCGGAGAAAATTTAAAAGATTACATCAGTGGAAAAGAAGCAGTCGGATGTCCACATTACCAGAAAGAATATGGTTGTTGTTTTGAAGATGGGGAATTATTCTGGCTGAAAGATATTGCAGAATTACTGGAAGAACTGAAAGAGCTAAGAGCTTATAAAGAGAAAATGGAGATGCAATATCTTGATGATATCGAAAATCCTTTGGAACCATTAAAAATATCAGCAGCGTTGGAAAGCGAAATATTCAAATACAATTACAGAAAAGAAAACAAGCCCGAAGAGATAAACATACTGGATTATACAGTAATGCATGCACTGAAACATTGCCTAGAGGAGAAAACAAAGGAGGTGAAGTAGATGGAGAGATTTCTAATTGATGATGGTATTAAACAGTCAAAGATAGTTGCAAATCGTTATAAATGGAGTATCGAGAATGCAGATATGGGTTCAGAAGATGCAAATGAGTTACACGCAGATATATGCAATCAATATGTAAGGGAGTATGAACAGATCGCAGAGTGGCTTGAAGAATTAAAGTCTTATAAAGATATTGGCACTTTAAAGGAATTAAAGAAACTCAAAGAAAACGGTACATTCACTGGATTAGAACTTGCTAAATTAGCGATAATGCAGAAAGAATTGAAGGAATATAAAGACTTAGAAGAACAGGGCTTGCTTGTGAGATTACCGTGTAAGGTTGGAGACACGGTTTATAGAGTGAATGCCGGAGCCAAGCAACCGATTATTCCGATGACTGTTTCAGAAATTCATTTTCTCTGTTACAAAAATGAACGTGCTGTAAGGTTTGACGCAATAGGCAAAGAAGATATGGGAGAAAGTTGCTACCGTTTAGAAGATATTGGAAAAATAGTATTTCTCACACGTGAGGAAGCTGAGAAGAAGCTGGAGGAGATTCAAAATGACAAGACCTGAGATTACAGCAAAACTATCAGCAATGATCGAAAAGAAAATCAATCCTCACAATGATCCACGTATTTATTGGGCTAAGGAAGTGACATTCGATTATTCGACAGATCATGCGGTAAGGGTGGATTATATGCGGTTCGTGCCGGTGAATAATAGCGTGTCCGGGATAGAAAAAGGTGACTGCTATTGTTATGAGGTTAAATCATCAGCTGAAGATTTTCGCTCTGGTCATGGGCTGAATTTTGTTGGCGATTATAACTATCTAGTTATGCCGGCAGATGTATGCGCTGCGGTATCCCTTGAAATTCCACATTATGTAGGAATATATGTACCAGAAGCAAATGATCTTACATGCATCAAAAAAGCAAAGCGAAGAAATCGGACAAGGCCTGTATCTGAAATACTCTTGATGATGTTCCGGTCTGCGAATAGGGATTATAGAAAAGCAGTAAAACAGTTGGAGGAGATGAAGAATGGCTGAATATGTTAAAAAGTCAGATGTAATAAAAATCATGGAAAATAATTCTCACATGATAGAGGTATTTGGAGTTAAGAAGAAAATGATTGACGGATTCGCAATGTGTTGTGATTTTGCAGATCTGGAAACTGTCGATATTGATGAGGACGATAAGGAGGATTAATTTGAAACCAGAAGAATCAATTAAAATCTTGCAGAAACACATTGACTTAATCAAACAAGACTGGTCATATATTCAATATCGGAAAGCATTGGAACGTGCGGTTAAGGCATTAAAAAAGCAGATACCGAGGAAAGTGAACAACTTGAGCGAAATATATTTAGACTTCGGAGTAGGCAAAAAAATAAAAGTTAGTGTTTACGGTAACTGCCCAAATTGTAATTACAACATAGATATTGCTAGTAAATACTGTACTAGGTGTGGACAGAAACTGGATTGGAGCGAAGAAAATGACACATGACATTGACGAAAGCGTTATTGCTAGAAGCGTTGACCATTACGGAGCAGAAATTTAGGCAACCGTCTGTATGGAAGAATGTGCGGAACTGATACAAGCAATCAGTAAGGAAAAACGTGGAAAAATCGACCGTGATAATATGACAGAAGAAATTGCAGATGTGTTGATCTGCATCGAAATGCTAAAGCGAATGTATATGATTTCCGAAGATAAAATTAATAAGTGGATTGAGAAGAAACAAGCGAGAGAAGCAGAAAGGATGGAAAAGAATGAATAAGAAAGAAATCGCAGAAATTAAGAAACAGTTTACTCCAGCCAATTGCACAATCACACGCATTTGTGGTTGTTATGTAGACGCAGAAAAGAATAAGAAAACCAAAATTAAAGAAGCATTCCTGTCTCTTACAGAGGAAGAAATGTTTAAGTATTTTGACATTTTCAAGAAAACCATTTCTGGCAGACTTGGAAAAAACCTTATAAACCTTGATTTTCCATTAGCACAGGAAAAAGAGGGTGGAACACAGGAATTTCTTATGCGGATCAGAGCAAGTAAACTTAAAGATGATGAGCTTTTGGACGAGTTCTACGACAAAGTGATTGAAAATTACGATTATAACGAAAATTACTACATAGTTCTCATTCATGCAGTATATGACATTCCCGGAAAAGCTTCTGATGGAACCGAAATGCACGATGCATCAGAAGAAATTTATGAACACATTCTGTGCAGCATTTGCCCGGTGAATCTTTCAAAGGCTGGGCTTAGCTATGATGTGGCTGAAAATAACATCAAAGACAGAATTCGTGATTGGGTAGTCTCAAGACCAGAAACAGGATTCTTATTCCCTGTATTCAATGACAGAAGCACTGATATTCATGGAACATTGTATTTCAACAAAAACACAAAGAATATTCATCAAGACTTCATCGAAAACGTTCTTGGCACACCAATTCCACGTATACCAGGGAATGAGAATAATGTTTTTTCGGATTTCATCATGGATAATTTCAATGGAAACACAACATTCAATTTCACTGAAAACCTGGTTGAATCTTTACAGGAAGTAAGAGAACAGAAGAAAGACAGCCCAGAGATGATAACTGTATCATGTGATGAAATGGAACAGATTTTTGGATATTGCGGAATTCCAGGCGAGAAATTATCGGATTTTAAAGAAAACTGGGAAATGTATTTCAGTAATGAGCCTGTTTCCCTTGACAATATCCACAATTCAAAAACTGCAAAAATTGTAACACCAGATGCAACAATCTGCATCCAGCCAGATAAAATTGCTCTGATTGAATTGAAAGAAATAAACGGCGTTCCATCTCTTGTGGTTCCGGTAAATGGAGAACTGAAAATCAATGGAATTGAAGTTGAATTGAGATAAACACTTTTGAAAAATCCAGGAATTGGAGAAAGGAATTTCAAAATTGGCAAATAAAAGAATGTTCACAATGAAAATTGTTGATACAGATGCTTTCCTTGATATGCCGTTATCAACACAATGTCTTTATTTTCATCTAAACATGAGAGCGGACGATGATGGATTTATTGGAAACCCAAAGAGGATTGAAAAAATAATAGGAGCGAATGATGATGATTTGAAGCTTCTAATTGCCAAGAGATTTGTTATCTTGTTTGATGATGGCGTGATCGTTATTAAACATTGGAGAATGCACAACACCCTGTCCAGAGACAGATATATAGAAACTTCATACACTGATGAAAAAAAGAAACTGCTATTGAAAGATAACGGAAGTTACTCACTGACAAATGGAAATTCTATTGATGATACCAAACTAATAGAGCGTTCAAACAGGCAGACGCAGAAAAGACGCAAAATAGACGAACGAAAGACGCACTCAGATAAAGATATAGGTTTAGATAAAGATTTAGAATTAGATTTAGATACAGAATTAGATAAAGATAAAGAAAAAGATATAAATGATTTAATAGTATCTAAAGATACTATTCGTCAGACTGACGTCCAACGAATCATTGATGAATGGAATACTCTGGAAGAATTTGGTATTAACCCTGTAAAAAGAATGACATCAAAACGAGAACAAGCAGTGAAAGCCAGAATCCGTCAGAACCATATGGACGATATCTTAGAAGCCATTGAAAACATTCGCCATAGCAGCTTCTTACAAGGCCAGAACAAAGAAGGTTGGATGATAACTTTCGATTGGTTCTTAAAGCCCGGTAACTTTGCGAAGGTATTTGAAGGGAACTATCTTGATAAATCCGGTAACAAGCCTCAAAGTTACATGGAGAAAATACAAAACAGGGTAAGCGAGGTGGATAACTGGGTATGACAAGAGAAGAATGGGCGGTACTGGTAAAGGCAATGAAAGCTGTGTACACTTCCCCAGCATTTCTGCCAGATCAATATGCTTTTGATACATGGTACGGACTTTTGAAAGACCTAGATTACAAGCTTTTAAGTTTTGGGTTAAAGAAATATATGCAGACAGAATGTAAAGAGCCTACAATAGCTGCATTACGGCAATGCGCGCAGAGCCTTATGTTTCAAAAAGAAGAACTGAACGAAACAGAAGCATGGGAAATGGTGCGCAGAGCCATTCAAAGCTCTGCATTATATGCAGAAACGGAGTTTGATAAGCTCCCAAAAATCATCCAGAAAGCGGTATCAAGCCCGGCACAGCTTAGAGAATGGGCGGTATCTGAAAATGTGGATGGTACATGGTGGAGTGTAGTTCAGTCCAACTTTCAAAGGACTTACCGGGCAGAAGTACAGAGAGAACAGGAACGAAGAAAACTAAGCCCAGACCTTTTAAAAATTATAGATTCTGCCAGATTGGGAGGTGTGGAAAAATGCCAGATAGAAAACCATGGAGAGAATTAGAAAGGGCTGAAATAGCAAATTTAAAGCATAGACAATGTTCGAAATGTGACTATTACAGCAGAACTGAAAATGCATGGAGCGCAAGTGCAACTTGTGATTATATCTTAATCGAAGAACATAGCAGAGGATGTGATCCGAGGGATTGTGTTAAAAATGGTATCTTCAAGAAGAAAGCGAGAGGAAAGTCAAGAGTAAAGCGAGTGATTCTATGAGGAAGATAAGCGAAATGTATAAGCGATCTGGCGGTACAGCTTATCAGCATACCTGTTCGGAATGCAGATTCTTCCGTGGTGGTAAGCATCCGCGGTGCTTACAATACGAACTGGAAATTGATTGGAACCCAGATTATATAGCTTGCAAATTTTACAACCTGGAAGAATCTCAGATTGATGGACAGGTAAACATCTTTGATTTATTGTAAAACGTGATAATTGTGTACTTAAAATAGTGCAGAATCGTTCAAAAGAGAATAATGGTAGAAATTATAGGGCATACAAAAGATAAAGAAAAACAGCGCTTAAAACGAGATAATTATATGGAGGGACAATTAATGGAAAAAGCTATATTGTATGCCATAAACGAAAGAATGTTCTCACTTGGTCTGATAGATGAGAAAACAAGAGATAAAATTAAAGCTGAAATCAGCATTAGAAAGTAACGACAATGTATTGAGTGGATTTATATGAGGTGTTATACTTTATATGATTCCACTCCCTGTTTATTAAGGGAGAAATGCACTATGAATATTTATTATGTCAGAGAAAAATTAAGAAATTGCTCTATTTACGACATTGAACTAAATGTTGCTTATTACGCCAGGGTTTCAACCGAAAAAATTGAACAGCAAGCATCCATCAAACACCAGGAAGAACATTTTGAAGAGCTGATACATTCTAACAACAGATGGAAATTTGCCGGTTCTTACATTGATGATGGTATTTCTGGAATGCATGCAGATAAAAGAGAAGAGTTCCAAAAAATGCTCAGAGATGCAAAGCTCGGAAAAATTGACATGATTATTACGAAAGAAATTTCAAGATTTGCACGAAATACTCTTGACAGCATCCAATATACCAGGGAATTGTTATCTTACGGCGTATGCGTGTGGTTCCAAAATGATGGAATTAACACTATTGATGATGATAGTGAGTTCAGACTTACTATTATGGCTGGGGTAGCGCAGGACGAAATCCGCAAGCTTTCTTCAAGAGTAAAATTTGGACACGCACAGTCAATCAAAAATGGTGTTGTTCTCGGGCACAGAATGTATGGATACTCAAACAATCAAGGAAAACTCGAACTGGTTCCAGAAGAAGCGGACATGGTTCGAATGATTTTTCAAGATTACGCTTCCGGAATATCTACGCCAAGAATCGAAAAAAAACTCTGGGATATGGGATACAGAAGTTTCAAAGGTGGGAAAATCAACCGGGATGTCATAAAAAATATTATTCGGAATCCAAAATACAAAGGATACTATTGTGGAGGAAAAGTAAAGGTTGTCGATATGTTCACCAAGAAACAAGAATTTCTTCCGCAGTCAGAATGGATAATGTTTAAGGATGATGGTTCCAGAGTGCCGCAGATCATTGATGAAACTACCTGGGAAAAGGCAAACGCATATTTAAGAGAGCGTGGAGAAGCTATAAAATCAAGAAGAACCTCTTTTAAAAACGAAAATATTTTCACTGGAAAACTTTTCTGCGCAAATGACGGAGCTCCATACTGGATGAAGCAGCATTATATTCGAGGAAAAGAAGATGTTCGATGGGTATGCAGTTATAAGATAAAAAACGGAGCAGCTTCATGTGATTCATTTGGACTGGCAGAATCAGAACTGAAAGAAATAATTGCAGAATTGATAAATAAATCTTCTGAAAACATTGATAGCATTTTGGAGGAATATTTTGAAATTTTGCAGTCCTCGATCAAAAACATTCCAGACAATAAAAACGAAATCTCACGACTTGAAAAACAGATTGATCTGTTAAAACAAAAACGTGAAAAAATACTGGAATATAATCTGGATGGAAAAATATCTGATGATGAATTTATTTCAAGAAATAAAGAATACGTGAAGCAGATAAAGCAGATTGAGAGCCATATTCTAGAAATCCAAAATACCAAAAGTCCAGAGCCAGTAGAAATACAATTAAGTGCTATTAAAGAACAGCTAGAAAAGTTCAAAGGCGTTACTCCACAAGATATTAACAGACAGATTGTTAATGAACTTTTTGAGAAAATTACCGTTGAACCGTTGGCGGTTACATGTGCAACACTGACATTTCAATTAAGGTCTGGAGGCCTTGAAAAATGGGGGTTTCCCTTGTGCCGTTCTGACGATATGATTTTTACTCTACATTCAGAACAACACAAGATATTTAGTAGGAAAACTTGTATTAAGACACAAGATATGGTATTTTTCAAATATAAGTACCTTTTAGCACTATAAGAAAAAAATGGGAGTGGAATCAATGATACATACAGCCTATGATGTAATGAAGGAGTTTTTAATCACGGATGCAGAGCTTGTTGGACAGTACGGAATCCCTAAAATTCCAAAGACTTTTATTCATCCGGGGAAAGATACTGTAGACTTTGCGGAGAGTTTCAGTAGAAAGATAAAGAACCACCGGGAACTGGATGTAAACTTCTACGTGGATGATGTACAATTTCAAAGATTGTGGAATCAGCCTGACAAGTACATGGAGCATTTAAAATGTTTTCATGCAGTCATTATGCCAGATTTCAGAATATCGGTTGGAAAGAATGGAATGCCGTTGGCTATGTGCTTGTGGAACAAATACCGCAATCATGCACTGGCTTACTACATGATCTTGAACGATATTCCAGTAATTCCGAACGTAAACATACTGCCAGAATACTGTTGGGACTGGTGCTTTGATGCGCTACCAGAGGGAAGCACAGTTGCCTGTTGCACCAATGGAAGAGTAAAGAGCAAGGCAGCACGGTTGGAATTTTGCGTTGGTTTCAAGGAGATGGAACGGAGATTGAAACCGCTTCGAGTTATCATTATTGGAAGAATCCCAGAAGAACTGAAAACAGACACAGAAATTATAAACTTTCAAACCAGGAATCAGAAGATTAACAAGGAGGGCGTGAATGGGGACAACGACTGATAATTACCAGAGAAAGAAGAAACTTTCCAAGTCCCAAATGAAGAGGACGGAACGTTTAGAGAAATCATCCCACAGAAGATATGGAACACGGAAGAAAGAAGGATTAAACAAATTGTGAATTTTGAACCATTCAGAACTTTACGCTATAGAAATATTTGTGCAAAATTAAAATTTAAGTGGTAACTAGAAAATGCGAGAATTTTTCTGGTTGCCACTTTTTTCCTGGATTTCCTTGATTTTTGGCTGCCAAAATAATGTTGGAATTTAGGAATCATTCACAAGTTAGTTGCAACTATTTAAGCATTGAACTGCTGCGGTTATTTATTACCACAAACCAACCATGGACAGCACCGGGAACGATTGAACACCAGCAAGGCCAACCGCCAGCCGTAGCCCTGGCAGATCAGAACCAAAAGCCCACAGATAATAGATTGTAACATCAAACAGCATATAATGCAGTGATTAAAAATACAATAATACTCTTACAAAATAAGCTCTAAACAGCTTGTAACGTATTTAGCATATATTTTATTGACTACGATTATAAAACGCCTTAAAATGGCAAATACAGCGTTATACAAGAATATCGCAATATAGTCGTATAGTCCTAATTGATATATAACCCGGACAGCTTCAGCAGATCACCGGGAAGCCCGGACAAACTACGCACATAATCGGACATAATACGCCCATCAACAAGCTACAAAAGTATAGCTGCACATAGCTATACAAGGCTATTATACACCCATAGCCGCAGACAGTCAATAAACCATGTGGCGCACTAAAAAGCGATTTAAAGGCTCTTAAACGGCTTATAATGCAAACGTGGCATAAATCACCATTAACAGCATAAAAAACGATTTACGGATAAAATAGCGCGTTAATTGATTGACTTATTATATTAACTTTGCAAGGTGTATCTGGCAGAATGCCAAAAAACCGCTTGCACGCCGCGAACGTGCCGCCGGGCTGGATACCGGGAAGCGGTGAAAACTATTTGAAAATAAGGTCTTTTAACTTTTCAGCCGTAAAACTATCAAGAATATCATAAATATATGTTTTCAATAAAATTGTGTGTTCGCTTAAAAAATAATCTGTAAAATTTTCGAGATAGTCACAGAATTGCTTTTGATTAAGGGAGTAAAATTCATCAATCAATTTGTTTTCAAGTTTTTGTGAAAATTCATCGTACAAAGAAATATTGTACTTTCCCGCAAATTGGATATATTCACTTTCACCAGTAAATAAAAAGTGCAAGATTTCTGTTTCCGGGCCTTTTTCGCAAATATCATTAATGTATTGATACAGGCTTTTATTTTCTAAAGCTTTGTTATTATCATCAAATACTTTATAATTATCAAAAAAATGCTTAATAGTTTCATTTACAACGCTTTCCCATTTTTCCATTTTTAACATTATCATATGTATTACCCCCATTTTATGTTATTATATCATACGCTAAGCCAAAAATAAACAGTACAAAAAATTGCCAGGAATTTTAAGCCCCTTATTATTTTAAAGTCATTTTTGTAACGCTCGGAAGACTGCGGAAAAATTCCCGGCGGTCGTAATCATCTTTAATATTAAATTGTCTGTCGCTTGTGGGGATGATCTCGCCGCCGATAAGCTCCATACAGGAGAGTTGTAAACAGTCTTCTTTTTTCGTTGATCTGTGCAAGGCGTACCGCATTACAGACTTTTTACCGTCCCGGCGCTTTACCGGGGACATATCCCAATAAGCCAATTTAATAGCTCCATCGGAAACAGCCTTGAAGATTTCCATTGCTTCCTTTTCAGCTTTTCTGTTGATTGTATCAACTGTGGAGAAATCGCCGCTTTTTATGGCGGCGATTGTCTGCGCTTGCGTGGCTTTCTTGATTGTTACCATTTTAAAGCCCTCCATAAGTTTTATTTTTCTTGTAACACTTGTTCCAGAAGTCAACAACGTTTTCCGCTTCTTTTTTCGTGCTGCAAATATTTGCGGAAGTAATGCCGGGGACTTGCAAGGAAAATAATAAATTGTCAGAGCTTGAGACCCGAAGAACAGACGCAAAGTTTTTATTGTTTGTGCGTGTTGAAATTGCTATGTAATGATATTTCATGTTTAAGCCTCCATTTCTTTGTGTGCTTCGTCAAAATCTTCTTCGAGATCGTCCAGTACTTCAGAAATTGCGAGCCCTAATAAGTAACAACGGATTGTTACGTCTGCCCATTCTGCACCCTTTTCAATAACATTTATGTTATTCTGTCCGAACTCGTCAAGAGCTTCTTCGAGCAGATCCCAGTTGTGCGCTATGCTTTCTTCTGCCTTGTAAGCATTACAATAATAAGAGCCGCTTGCATTGCCTGTTACGCTGTCTTCTATCCAAAGTTCATCATTTAATTTTTCTTCCAGTTCTTCCAGGCTGTCAAAGTCTGTGAAATTAATTTCACTATCAATATAATTTTTAACATCTTCTTTTACTGCTTCCAGATAATTGTATTTTGTCATTGCTTTTCACCATCACCCCTGCTATAATGGGGTTGCCTTTCTTTTTAGTTTGGTGCCCGGTTTGGTTTGGAAGATCGCCGGGCTTTTTTTATTTTCTGGGAACTAGAATTTTTCAATTAATCGGTGCCGTTACATATGTCCTCATTGGCTTGAGTGGTTCGGGCGGTTCCGGTTGTTTGTCTCTTGTGTTCCTTTGTTGATATTATAATACCACATATAATGCACTTATACAATATGGAATAATAACTAAATAATGCACTTATATAGTGGCGCTTAATTGTACATTGTGTATAATGCACTTATATTATTGACAATATAATGCACTTATGATATTATCATTATAAAAAGGAGGGCTTACAATATGGAAGAATTAAAGACAACAGAAGCACAAAGAAAAGCCGTTAGAGAATACGAGAAGAAGAACGACCGTATAAATATAATATTTCCAGCTGGTACAAAAGAAAAAATGAAAAAGCTAGGAATCGAAAAGCCAAATACATTTATAAAGGAAGTAATAGCGGCAGAGCTTGAAAGAATGGAGAAATATAAAAAATAATGCACTTATATTATTGACAATATAATGCACTTATGATATTATAAAGACAGTTAAAGAAGAACAGCAAAGCCCCAGACAGGGAGCAGATCAGGAGGAAACAACATGAAAAAAATATATTATCATGAAATTGCAATGGAGCAGAGCTACAACGAAGGAACAGGAGAGCCAATCTACGAAGTAAAAAAAGAACAATTTGAGTGTGAATACTCGGAGGAATGGACAGAAGATGACGAAGACCCTATAAAAGATTATGTGGAAAATATGATCGAAAATTCTTCTGACAAGAGTTTTGAAGAAAGCAAGTATTCTTGGGACGAAAACGCAGCTATTAATTTTTCAACAGTTGTATTTTCTGGAGCATACCATATTTTATTTAAAAATAGTGAGCCAATAGAATTGTATTATGTGGATTAAAAAAAGAGGTAAATTTATACCTCTTTTTTCGTGTCTAACTAACAATAAACACTTTTCAATTCACACCTAAATAATTTAGGTATATTAAATATAGCATATAAAAATATATCTGTCAACAAAAATAAAGCCCTAGGAAATTAATCCCGGGGCTTTTAAAATGCTTATTCATGGCGGCTATGGACAGAGTACAGACCGCCGCCGAGCCTGTTAATATTTAAATAACACAGCTTTTATCAAATTGTCAAGAGAAATATTTTTAAAATACCGCTTGACATTTTTCTAAAACTTCTTTAGGCTATCAGATAACGAGAGCTGACGGAACTCAGGAAGGGCAGAGGCTGAAAGTACACAGAATCGTTAATTAAATAACACGCATAACAAGCCAGATCACGCCGGATAGAAACTCCTGGAAGGTCTGGCTTTTATTATGCAAATCTGCGAAAATGTAGCCGCCCTTATATTATATATAATTATATAATTATTCTCTGCCCTTCCTAGATTCCTAAAGCTAGAGTTTATTAAAAGATATGCTATACAGTACCGTATAATAATATATATAATATAAATATAAATGAAGATTATAATATAATACCACAAATATTATTTATTAATTACTGACAAAATAAAGGGTTTTATTTTATGCAAAATTAAATTTGACAAGATATTAAAAACTGTGTTAAGGTATCAGCAACAAAGAAAACAGAATATTTTATTTTAAGTTTTAGAGAATGTACCCGAACACCCGGAAGTTTTCCGGGGATAAGCTTTACCTGGTGACATTCTCTTTTTTATTTACAAATTAACGTGCTAAAGTGAGGTGATAACATGAAAGATAATACAGTAAATGTACAAGACGTAGATATCTATTTAGATAATATTAATATATATGCTGATGAATATATAAATACTGTATTATGTATATCACCAGACAATGAAAATTATAAGAAAGAAGTATCAGATAGCTTTGTAGATATGATTTTTTATATTGCAGATCATATACAAAAACCAAGTAATGATGATATAGAGCTATTAGATAAAATGTTTAATACTTATGTGAGATTATGCAGTAAATATCATGTATTGCCAACATTGGAGGTATTTAGTTTTTTAGTTGGGATTAATCGTACAACGTTTACTGACTGGATGAATGGAGTGTATAGAACAAACTCGTCACATGGTGACACGGCTAAAAAATGGTTCGATATTTGCAAAAATTGTGCAATTAATAGGCTGCATAACCAAACCGGAACAAATGCGAATTTGATATTTGTTGCAAAAGCTGCATACGGAATGGCAGAAACTGCACCAGTGCAAGCTGCGCAACAATACGGAGTACCACAGCAGACCGCGCAGCAGATCGCAGAGAAGCACAAAGCAGCATTGCAGCTTCCAGAGATGGAAAAGCCGGAATTATAGCACGGAAAACTATATCTTGCAGTTTAGCAATATTACACACAATATATAGTATGTAGTGATGTTTATTTAGGGTACACCCTAAAAAGACACTTTATAAAACACTGTTTTTTGTGCAATATTACAACGGATTTTGTATAGCATTCCCTTGACTACTGCCGAAGGCCTACGATAAGCAGCGACTAGGCAAGGGCAGCTGGTCCCATGGGGCGGTGGGCTGACTTGCCAGCGTCCGCACTGGATGACCGGGAGGGGGGTATATATAAAACCCCAGTCAGCGGTAGTTACCACCGAAACCGCCCGAAAAAACAAAAAAAGCTCTCCTTAACATGGCAAGGATTGATTAGAAAGTAAAAAAAAGAGAACCATCAAGGCTCTCTTTTCAGATCATTGCTATTAAATTTTACTATGATATCTGGAAATGCTTCAACAGAAATTTGACAACCAAGAAAGTCAAGGATGGCTATAAGCTCATATGCAGAAAGAGTTTCTCTGGAAAACTTGTTAGCTAGTGCTTGTGGCGAAGTTCCTAGATGTTCAGCAACTTGAATATTTGTAATTTTTTTCATTTTCATTATTTGCTTAATTTTTTGAGATACCATATAAACACCTCCTACTTACATAATAAACGCAAATGTTATAAAAATCAATTAAAATTCACTTAAACGTGTAATTTGCTATTGAAAACACACACATTATAGTGTATAATTGTTTTATAAAGAAACAGGAGCGTGTATGTATGAAAATAGGATATGTAAGAGTTTCAACAGCAGATCAGAACGAAGCGAGACAGATTGAAGCAATGAAAGCAGATGGTGTTGAAAAAATTTATATGGATAAAAAATCTGGGAAAGACTTCAATCGTCCAGAGTATCAGAAAATGATTGTTTCTCTTCAAAAAGGTGACATTCTGGTAATCCATTCAATTGACCGTCTTGGAAGAAACTACGAAGAGATTATTGCTGAATGGCGAAAAATTACAAAAGAGATTGAAGCGGATATCATTGTACAGGATATGCCGTTGCTTAATACTACGCAAAACAAAGATTTGACAGGAACACTGATCGCAGACATAGTTTTGCAGCTTCTCTCATATGTAGCGCAAAGAGAAAGAGAAAACATTAGACAGCGTCAAAAAGAAGGCATTGCAATTGCAAAAGCCCAGGGCAAATATAAAGGTCGTTCCAAAAAAGAGATAAACAAAGACCTTTTTGAAGAAACCAAACGAAGTTGGCAAAGAGGGGAAATAACAAAAGTACAATTTGCCGAGATTATGGGAGTTTCAAGAAGCACGTTATATAAACTTTTAGAGGGGGATAAAGATGATTGATTTTACAAACAAATGCATTGTTACAGAAAACAATGTTGAATCAGAACAGTTGCTTAAAAAAGCAATAGCTCAAGGGTTCAACTTGCCAAAAGGACAAAAAGCAATGGAATCGCATAGATACTTTCATTTTATTGGAAGTCCATATAAACATGTTGTAGCTCCTTATGAAGTAAGTTCGAGCGACTTCAACAAGGCGGTTAGATATTCGGAGTTGTTTGGTGATGAGCAAGAAGAGCTAAGAAAAATTGTTGATTCAGCTGCAAGATGGTGCCGGGCATATGGATATGAACATTTGAATGTATATGCAAACGAAGAACTTGAAAGTTATACTGGAAAGGCAATCGCAAAGACAACAGACAATATCATACAGCGTGCTTATGTTGAAATAAAGAAGCCACGTAAACTGACTGTTTCAGAGTTGGAAGAATACTTAGGATATCCAATTGAAATTGTAAGTTGAGGTAAATGCTCATGAAACCAAACCCACAATCCGAATCCATCCGCATCCGATTTTCCGAAAAACAGAAAAAAAGGCTTCTGGAAGAGAAGAACCGGACAGACAGGAGCGTATCGGATATTGTAAGACAGGCAGTTGATGAATATTTTTGGAGGAAAAGACGTGCTTAAATTTTTCTCAAAAAATAAAAAAGGCGTTTCTGAAACAAACCAAGCATATGAAAATGTTGGACAAGAATCCCCGGCAATTCGGAAACTGGTGAAGCTAATTCACGCAAAAGCAATATTAGCTGATGGAAGATTGTATGATACTCAAACTGCCACATATGTTTGCGAATACGGTAATCTTTCTTTGTTTGTTACAAAGAATGGCAGATGGTTTGGCGCAAAATCAAAATCTGAATTAGCTGGTTACAGCGCTGATAAAAATGGAGACAGAACCGCCGAGTATAGAGTGATGTATTATGGTTTGGAATGTATTGATAAAATTTTTGTGATGCAACATCTGTGGTATTACAACTATAAGCTTTTCAAGAAATATTTCGGGGAGGTAGAGGAAGCATGATGAACTATTTTTATACAGCATTGGGAATGATGTTCGTTCATGTGAAAAAGAAGAGCATATTCCAAGAGATGCTGCTGGAATACTTAAAGTACAAAACGGAGAAGTATTTTCAAAGGAAAACGGAGAATGGAAAAAGCTATCCACGTTATATGCACCAAAAAGAGATAGAAAAGATATTCTTCCAGAATCTCCCATTGATGTAGCGTCTATGATTATCAATGCCACAGTAACTAACGAACTACCGACTGAGAAAATTCCACTGTCTCCATTATTGGAGCAGAAATCATGGGAAATTCCAAAATACAACATTCTACAGTTGGAAGAGATTGCGAAACACCTTCTTCTCTACTGTGAAACTAAAAGAAAGGGGTACGAAGATGCCTTTAGTAAAAATCACAAACCCCAACCCATATGATTGGCGTGGAACAAAATGTTTTATTGATGGGAATAAAGTTCCGAGAGTGAGATCAATAGATTTTCATGTAGCCGTAGACGAAATTCCGGTATTTGAATTTGAAATGGCGGCTGTTCCAGACATTGAAATGGAGTGCCTAGCACAAATTAGTGTCACTTCTCAATCAATTACTGATGCAATTTGTGTTTTAAGGCACGAATTACTACAACATGGAGAGATTTACAATGGTTTCAAATCAAGCCTAAAATCGGCTTTAGAATCCTACAATTACTGTGGAATGCCATTTGAGCCAGAAGAAGAGATTGCAGAAAAGATTCTGGATTTCTTAATTGGGGAGGAAAAAGACAATGAATGCACTTAATGTAATCGGAACAGCTTTAAATCTTGCATTTTTCGTTCTGGTTCTTGCCGGTACTTTGGCTATACTGGACGAAGAAGGAAAGACAAGCGTAATACAGATTTTATTCTGCATTTGCTTAGAAATATGTTTTGCACTGAATATTTTCTTAATTTGCACGAGGTGACAAATGTATTTACCAATTCCAATTGGAATTATCCCGATTGAGTTAATCGAAAGGGTTAAATTCATAAAAGCACCACTTCGGCTTAATCCATGTAGGTTCGGGAAAGCCTATGAAAGTGATAAGTCGAGGCATCCAGAGTAGCGGAAGCTCTTATTGATGAATACGCCAGGAATTATTGAATATTTAGAAAAAGAAAATTTCCCTCCTGGAAAAGAGTAATCAGTAAGAGCGGAAAGTTTATATACTTGTTTAGCTTAATATCACGACTTCCCCGGTTTTAATGGTGCGCCGGGGTTGATGGGCTATCGCCAAACGGTTAAGGCACAGCACTTTGACTGCTGCATTTACTGGTTCGAATCCAGTTAGCCCAGTTTGCGGTTTTGCTAACGCCGCAAGTTCATTTTATAACACTCTTTTCTGGAATCTAAAAGCGTTTCAGAAAACCTTTGTTGCGGTTGGCGGTCAAGAACTGCAACAGTGCCAGAAATAAATCTATGGCGGGCTTATTTCTGGTATCTCAGGAAGCTTAGTTCAGCGGTAAGAGCAACGGCCTCATAAGCCGTAAGTCCTGGGTTCGAATCCCAGAGCTTCCATTTCTTCTAAATGCCATTCATCCGTAATATGGGTGGAAAAAACTTCCAGTTGAGCGTGTGGATTGGGTAGATTTAGGTGCGATACGGCGTAGCCTAAATGGATCTGATTTCCCGGCTGGTATATCTCGGAGTTAAAAATATTAACGCAGCGCACGTTAATAAAAGGAGTTTTCAAGAGATGCCGTTCTAAGACGCATAAAAATATCCAGTGAATCTACAGCACTAAAACTTGTAGATAGTGGAAAGCATAACACGATAAACCTATTGCTAACCCGGAAGAACCGGGTTATTCGGAAAGTGCAAGTAACTGGGAACGGCCTGGTCGTAGACTAGGTCTTAATGGTTCGAATCCATTCTTTCCGATTCCGCATTGGTGGAGGAATAGGTAAACTCTATTGTGGTAGACCAGGTTGAAACCCACAACTTAGATGACCGTTGATGCTAGCAGTCTGATAGGTGCAAATCCTATCCCGGCGGACGGTGCGACGCGACGTTATACGCGCAAAGTTGAAAAGTGGCGGAACTATTGACGGTGATGAACCCGATACAATAGAAAGGCAGACGCAGAGGATAGTACATCGTAATGGGTGAGTATGTGTCTTTGGACATGGGATGTACATGGGAGTTCGAATCTTCCCTTTTCAACTTCATCTACTATGAGTATATAGAAAATGTAGCTCAGTTGGAAGAGTGCACAACAAAAGTGAGGTCGGTGGTTCAAGTCCACCCATTTTCTATCTGGCAAATTGCCATTGCCAGAAGTTGCATTTTCCCCCTAAAGTTCCAGTGTTTCTCGTTGGGAGATTCATGCCGTTCAAGTCGGCACACTGGATTTTTCTAAATCGAGGTAATTTATGAAAGAAAAATGTTGCAAGAATTGCAGAAGACATGATGACTTCACATGGGTTTGTTTCAATGGTGATAGCGAATATTGCGCAGACTTTACGGAACCAGAGTGCTGTTGCGAGTTTTGGGAAGGAAAAGAAGATGGAAATATGCGGTAAAGAAATCAAAGACGAATGCTCACATTGTGGAAACATCCTTGAATGTGAATTGTTCCGGCAGGGACATGGAATAAAACAGGAACGTGAAAACATAGCAAAGATGATTGAATGCCAGATGAAGCATAGGGAGAAGAGGGAATTTGAATGCTAGATTTACTTGATAAACGCAATTGCCCTGTTTGCGGTGGAATATTGAAATGTGAAAATGCCGATTTCACGAACCGTTTTATAGAAAAAGGACTCTTTTTAAATGTGAAATGGCAATGCACCAATTGCGGCGCTGAATATACTGCAAAACTTGAATTAACCCAAAACGGATATGAGTTGCAAGACCGTGAAGCACATATTGATGTAGAGGATAATTTTTCAGCTGAAAAATTTATGCTTGGAAGAAACAATTTTCGAAGACAGAGGTGGTAAATATGAAATTTGAGGATATGGCAAACTGGACAGAAGAACAGTTGAAAAATGAAGTTGTTCGTTTGGCTGATGAATGCGAGAAAAAACAGCATATAATCCTGGACTATGAAGCTTTATCGGAGACAATTAACCAAAAGCTTCTTGAAAATGATAACTGGAAGATTCCGATTGATGGAATTGAAAATGTAGATACTGGTCATCCATCTATAGAATGGTATGAACAACGCCACCAGGATGACTGCATTAGAATCAACGAGTTAACTGTTACTGTTGACACATTGGTTGACCGATATGCTAATTTAAGGAAAAACAAAGGAATGTGCTGATATGGGTGAAAAGGAAGAATTAAAGCATTTCTTTACATGTAATGGTGGAGTGATTGAAGAAATACCAGAGATTTTAATTTCGGATGGTACTGCTATCGAAGGCGGTATTCTTCGCAGAAATGAGGACGGTACACTTTGTAGCATAGGAAAGCCGTTAAGTATTGAATTTGAATGTAAATTAAGTGATGAACTATTTTGGACACTGCTTTCCCAAAACCGAATAAAGCAAAATAATTTCCGTAAAATGCACGGTATTCCGAAACGGAGGAAAATTAATGGTACCAGGAAACGCAGATTATGACCTTGACGGAGCTTTATTGCGTGATGAAGCCGTATATCTAAAGAAACTACATTCAGAGTATCTAGTATGCGATGATTTAAAGATTGGAAATATTGAACCAATATCAAAAGAAGTGTTGAACAATATAGAAATCACACAAAACAAAAAGATTGTTTACGGAACTTTTGGAACATTTTCCATTAATGATTTGCCAAAGCAATTGAGGGAGAAAATTAATGAGCATTAAATCAGCATTAGAATCCGAAGGGATAGATTTTTCTGAATACATGAACCCACCCGAGCCGTGGAATGGACAGGCATTGATACGGAATATTAACGGAACGAAATACGCCTGTTGTCCTTTTTGCCAGAAGAAAGCGCTTCTGATTAGCCCAAACACGAAGATTCAGCACTTGAAACTGAAATGTAAGGGTAGTAATTGCAAGAAAGAGTTTGAGGTGAATGTATGATATGGAACGAAGAAATATCCTTTGATGGATTCCAAAATAAGATTGATGAGTGGTACAAGGATAAAGACTTTGAACTGTGCGACCCACCTGTCAGTGCTCAGTTTGCTTTAGACTTGATCTTCAAGACATTAGTAGATGATAGAGAAGATTATCCATATCTCACAACTATGTCAGAAAACGTAGAACAGACAAATAGCATTATGCTTGATTTAATTCTTCGTAAATACAGTCGCAAATACAGAAAATACTTGAAATCAAAAAGAAAGATGGTGAGCAAATGAACAAAATCAGAAAAATATGTTGGATAATTGCGAATTTCATAATATCCAAATGGGTAGCAGATTATTTAATAGCTACAATACAAATGATGATTGAAAATCATTGGGGATTTTCTGCAGTACCATTACTGTTTATGGCAGTATTCGCAGAATGGAAAGTAATTGAAAATATTTTTACGGAATTAAAAAGATGATTTTATCAAGAAAGGATATGTATGACAAAACAAGAAGCGGTAGTAGTTGAAACCTACACAGGAATTTGTATGCTTACAGGGGATGACCGAAAACTTGCATACGAATACGCAGAAAAACTTTTAGGTCATCCGATATATACACATGAATTTCCAAAATATGCTAACAAGCTGAAAGAACTTAGTAAGCCAGATTTTATTGAAATTTGCAGAAGGTTAGGTGATTGAATGAACCCAGTATTTATATTTCTAGTGGTATGCGGAGCGGCAGCAGTATGGTTCCTGCTTTACAAATTATTTCAACCACTAGGTAAATTGTTGAATCACATTGGCAGAAATGCTATTGATGAGTTAAATAAAGACGAAAGTCAAAAAGAGGAGGATAATAAATGAAAAAAGGACTTTTAGGTGGAATTGGATTAGCTGTTGTAATCATTGCAGGACTTATATGTGTTGCAAAGTGCAGTGTGAGAGTTCCGGCTGGTTACATTGCGGTAGAGTACAAAATGAACGGAGGAATCTCTAAGAATGTACTTACACAGGGATGGCATTTGATTTCACCTACAGTAAAAACTTCACTGTATTCCGTTGGAATCGAGCAGTCTTATCTTACATCTGAGGATAAGGGCGATTCTCCAAAAGATGAAAGTTTCAAGACACCAACAGCAGATGGTAAATCGCTTCAAGTTGACCTTGAATTTTCTTATAAATTCGATCAGAGCAGAGTAACTGATGTATTTACTCAGTTCAAAGGACAATCCGGTGAATCCGTGAAGAATACCTTTATTAAACCAAAGATGAAAGCATGGACGCAGGAAGTAACTGCGAAGTATCCAGTAACAGATGTTTTCGGTGATAAACGCCAGGAACTGAATGAAGCACTTGACGAATATCTTAAGCAGAAGTTTGAGCCATACGGAATTATTATTGATACAGTAAACTTTACTTCTATTTCCACCGATGATGAAACACAGGCTGCAATTCAGAAGAAAGTGAACGCTCAACAGGAGCTTGAACTTGCTAACATTGAAGCTAAAACAGCCAAAGTACAAGCTGATAAAGATAAAGAAGTTGCACTGATTGCTGCTGAACAGGAAAAGGAGAAAGCATCTATCCAAGCGGAACAGGCCAAAATTGATGCAGAAGGAAAAGCAGAAGCAATTAAGATTAAAGCAGAAGCTGAAGCAGAAGCAAATAGAAAAATCGCAGAATCTCTTACTCCCGAACTGATTGAAAAACAGAAGATTGATAAATGGAATGGTGAAGTACCAAAGATTCAAGGAGGTAACACTTCTACAATCGTAGATACAAGAGATATGACAGCTGATGAGAATGCTGAATAATAAGTAAAACAGTCAAGAGAGCCACATGAGAGCCAGACTAAATCCTAAGAAGAAAGGAGGTCTGGCTCTATTTTTATGGGAAAAATTACAGAAGGTTCGCTTGAATGGTATCGGGCAGTACTGAATCAGATTATCAATAGTGATATGACAATCTATCAGAACCAAAAAGATTGCCTTGATTTGCTTTTAAACATGAATATTGACCTTCCTTTCAACAAGAACCAAGAAGCACGGAAAATGGCTATGAAAGTAAGTCAATACTCACATAACATAGCAGAGAAGTGTGCTGCATTAACTGGAAGTGGTAATTTTGACGATATCTACTGGCAGTATTTATTATTGGAAGCGCAGAATTATCAAGTAGACAGTGGATTGTTATATCTTGAAAAAAATCGTATTCCAAAAGAGCGTTTTTACGAACCAAGAAGAAATGTATTTATGCAGCATAATATTATAGGTTCACTTCAAGACTTGATGGATGACAAACTGGATATATTTGCATTGAGCGTACCGCCAGGTTGCGGAAAATCTACGCTAGAAGATTTCTTTCTTTCCCTGGTCGGTGGATGGTTCCCAAACGATTTTAACCTGTCATCCGCACACAGTAGTATTTTGACACGTTCCCTTTATGATGGTGTTCTGGAAATTATTAATGATCCAGTAGAATATACGTGGAGTGAGATATTTCCAAACATTGATTTAAGTAAAAAGACAAGTAATGCAAAAGAAACAACTGTAAATCTTGAAAGAAATGGTCGTTTCAAAACATGGACATTTAGATCAATTGATGGTTCTTTGACTGGTGCTACACGTTGTAACAGATTTCTTACAGCGGATGACCTTGTGTCTGGTATCGAAGAAGCATTGAATAAGAGCCGACTTGATACATTATGGACGAAAGTAGTAAATGATCTTCGCTCACGTAGACTTGAGGGATGCAAGGAATTTTACATTGCCACCAGATGGTCTGTGCATGATCCTATTGGAAAACTTCAACAATTGTATGCCGGGAACCCAAGAGCAAGATTTATTGCAATACCGGCATTAACAGATGATGGAAAAAGCAATTTCTTATTCACTGTGAATGGATTTTCAGAAAAGTATTTCAATGACGCAAAAGAATCAATGGACGAGATTTCTTTTAACTGTCTGTATCAACAGAAACCAGTAGAACGTGAGGGATTACTTTTACCACCAGATAAGCTGAAAAGATTTTTCTTTGACAGAGAAGATGTTCCAGATGGCTGTACAGATGAATATGTGATTATGCCAAAAAGAGAGCCGGATGCTATTTGGTCTGTGTGTGATACAAAGGATAAAGGAACTGATTTTGAGTCTCTCCCAATTGCATACCAGTATGGAGATAAATATTTTATCCCAGATGTAGTGTTTGACGATAACACAGACTACGATATCTTGGATAAGAAAACAGCGGATATTTTGATTAGGCACAATCCGCATATGTCGCGTTTTGAATCAAATAATGTTGGAAGCCGTGTAGCACATAATGTTCAAAAACTTATTGACGGTAAATGCCGTACAAAAATTGAAACAAAAGTTACGACAACTAACAAAGAAACGAAAATTCTTGTCAATTCCAACTTTATAGCAAATCATTTTTATTTTTTGCACCAAAGTCAGTATAAACCAAAATCAGATTATGGCTTATTCATGGCAAATGTAACCACTTATACTACCAGAGCGAAGGTACTCCATGATGACGGAATAGATTCTTTAGCAATGCTATCTGATTATGTTCAGAATCCATTAGGAGGAACCGCAACAGCAACACAGAATCCACTTTGGGAAAGGAGATAGAATATGATGACTGCAACTCAATATTTACGCCAGATTGAAAATTATGATAACAGAATCAAAAATAAGCTTATCGAAGAAGAACAGCTCAGTTCTCTTTCCACAAGTGTATCTGCAATTCCTGTTGGAGAAAAGGTACAAACTTCTGTAAAACGTGATCCGATGGGAGATATGATTGCGAAGATATTTGATCTGCGAGAAGAGATTTCAGAAATGATATCTGAATTTTTACAAAAAAGACAAGAAATAGTCCGAACCATAGAACAGGTTGAAGATCCATTACTATATGACATATTATTTAAGCACTATGTTGAGTACAAATCTTTGGTTCGCATTGCAGATGAGATGGGTTATTCAGAGATTCACATTAAAAAAAAGCATTTAAAAGCCATAGCAGAAATAAAAAAGATAAAAGGTTTCGAAAGATGATACCGAAGTATACTGAAAAATACTTTTAATATGTGTAGAATATAAAGTAGAGCATTGGATTGAAATATCCAGTGCTTTTTATTTTGCAGAAAGGTGGTTCGGCTTGTGAGAAATACAATGAATTTTGTAGATTTATGCCGAGGTGATTTCGGGCGAAAAGTAGCCTACACAGGCGTTGACCGAATCACTCCACAAAATGTAGTAAAAGTAGTATCAGACACTATTGGCATACATAATAGAAATCGAACATTAATTGATTATCTGTATCGGTACATGAAAGGCGATCAGCCGATATTATACCGAAACAAAATAGTCCGTCCAGAAGTCAATAACAGAGTGGTTGAAAATCACGCATTTGAAACTGTGAAATTTAAAGCTGGACAGATTTGTGGAGAGCCAATCCAATATGTATGCAAAAAGAAAAATGCAGATAAAAAAATAAATGAGCAAGTTGACCTTCTGAATGACTATTTGGATGAAGCCAATGCAGATGCAAGAAACATCCAGAGGGCAATATACCAGAGCGCAACAGGAACTTCCTATAAGGCTATTCTGAAAGAAGAGGACTGGACAAAAAACGGAGATTTACCGCCGTTTAGAATCTTTATTCCGTATCCTGGTGATTGTTACATTGTATATTCGCAGAGGAACGGAAAACCAATGCTGTCCGTTCAGATTTTGAAGGATGAAGATGAGCAACAATACTACTTATGCTATTCAAAGAACCAGTTTTTCAAAATCACGAATGGAAAAGTAACCGAATATGGCATCAACGGTTTTGGTGGTATTCCAATCGTTGAATGCCCGAATAATCATGACAGGCTTTCGGACGTTGAAATTGCAATCACATTATTTGATGCAATTAACAAATACCAGTCTGATAGATTAAATGGTGTGGAACAGTTTGTGCAAGCCTTTATGAAGTTTAAAAACTGTGAGGTAGACGAAAACGAGTTTTTGAAAATGGTAAAACTTGGTGCCATCTCTGTAAAAGATACTGGAAATGGCTGTCAGTCGGATGTTGAACTGATGACCGCTGAACTGAATCAGTCAGAGAGCCAGGTTGCAAAGGATGATATCTACAATAACATGCTGATTGTGGAAGCAATGCCAAACCGCCAAAGCAATAGCGGAGGGGATACAGGAAATGCTGTATACCTTCGTAATGGATGGGACTTCGCAGAAAGAGATGCAAAATTGGTAGAAGCATTCACCAAGGAAGCTGAAAAGGAATCTGCCAGAATTATTCTGAATATTATCCGTGGTACATCAAATGATGTTAATATATCAACCCGAGATTTTGATGTAAAGATAACCAGAAACCCAACAGACAATATGCTTGTAAAAGCACAGGCACTTGATTATCTGTTTAAAAATAAAATTCATCCGCTTATTGCACTGATTACTTGCGGTTTATTTAGTGATCCGCAGAAAGTCTACGAAATGAGTTTACCGTATCTGGGAACTATTTACCCGGAACTGGCAGACCCGGAAGCGGAAATGCAGAAAGCGCAGCAATTACTTGACGGAAAGTTTCAAAATCCGTCCAAAACAGAACCAATGGCAAATTCTCCATCTAACGAAGAATGAACCAAATTTCGATTATTTAAGGAGTTTTAGAGAAATCTAAGGCTTCTTTTTTAATACCCAAAATCAAATAAATTGCAACAGCCCGTGAGCGTAAATCGGGTACAGACCATGTGCGGAGCGAACCGTGTTGAAAAAGCGTATTGGACTGGAAGAAAGGAGATTTCAATGACAAGAGAACAGGCAAAACAGGCACTTATCGGTATGGGAGTTGCAGAACCTTCCGAGGAACAGGTTTCTAAGCTTCTTGATTCTATTTCTGCTGAAACTAAGAAAGAGAAAGACAAAAATGTTTCTCTGAAGGAAAAAGCTGAAAAAGCAGATTCCCTGGAAAAAGAGTTGGAAGAGTTGAAAAAGCAGAACATGACCGAAGCAGAACGGCTAGAAGTTGAACGCAAGAAAGAAAAGGAAGCAGTGGATAAGGAGTTAGCTGATTTGAAAGCTGCGCTTGCAGAATCCAACAAAAAAGCCCTTACCAGTGAAATTACTTCTATGTTCGCAAATGCAGGACTTTCAACCGAAACATACGCGAGTGCTATTAAAGCATACGCATCTGCACCGTATGAGAAACCAGAAGATGCAATGAAAGAAGTCGAAACTTTTGTTAAGGGAGTTTCCGAAGCAAATAAAACAGCACTTGATACCGCAAAAGCAGCTTGGGAGAAGGAAGCATTGGAAAACACTCCGAATCCGGGCGGCGGTAGCGGTGAAAAAGCTACAGTAAAAAGTGATGCTGCTGAATTTGCAAAAGCTTACTCAGCAAAAAAGAACCAGGAAACTAAATCAGTGGACGGTAACGCCCCTGTAAATATTTAAGTAAAGGAGATATAAATAATGGCTTTTATGAAAACAGAGCAGTATGAGTCCACTCCAAATATTCTTGAATCCGAGGTCGGACTTGTACTTAAAACCTACACAGCAGATCAAACAAATGCTGAAACAGTTGGAACTAAGAAAATTATTAAAGCAGGTTCCGTATATCCAACAAATGCAACAGGCGCAATCGGCATTGTATTTGAAGATGTTGATATGACAGATGATACAAAGAGGCCAATTTCCGTGATCGTCGCAGGCCGTGTTCTCGAAAAAAGACTTCCAGTAACAGTTGACACTACTGCAAAAACAGAGCTTGAAAAATCCGGAATTGTTTTTGTAGTCACAGAAGACCCAGTATTTTAAGGAGGTATGACAAATGCCATTTAATATTTTGGAATCAATTACCCAAGAAGAAAGACTTAATTTCTCTCAGAATTTCAGCGTTAAAAGACCAGGTATCCTCGATACCATTTTTCCAGATACAAAAACCCAGTATCTGAAAGCAGAGTATTACAGACTTATGGCTGGACAGAATCTCCCGGAAGTTGCATTCGTCCACGCTCTTGATAGCGAAGCAGAAATCGGCACAAGACCTGGATTTGAAAAAGTCCTGACTGAAAAACTCTTCATTAAGAGAAAAATCAATCAGTCTGAAAACTTACGGCAGGCAATTGAAAACGGTGTGCCGGATAATGAAGCGCTGAAAAACTTTGTATTTGATGATGCAGCCAGACTGTTCGAGGGCGTTGTTACAAGAGCAAATGTTATGAAAGGACAGTTCCTTTCCACTGGAGCTGTAACAATCAAAGAGAACCATGTTGACATGGGAATTGACTATGGCGTTCCAGCAAGTGCAAAAGTAACGCTTACTGATTGGTCTAAGCCAGATGCAGATATCATGGGCGATATCCAGAAAATGGTAGCTGTAGCAGAAGGCAATGGCTATGTAGTAAACAAAGCTGTTACTTCTCTTAAAATGATTAACTACATGCGGAACAACACTGCAATGCAGACAGCTGTTCTGGGTGCTGCAAATAAAAGGCTTCTCACAAAGCAGGAGCTTGCCAATCTGCTTATGCAGGAATATGGAATAACAATTGATCGTTGTGATGAGAACTTTAATTTCAGAAAAGCAGATGGAACCCTGAAAACAGCCAGATACTTTAAAGAGGATGTATTTACTCTGTATGAAGCAGATGCTAACGGTTCTTTCGGTGTTGGCCTCTGGGGTGTGACACCAGAAGAGCTTGAATACAGACAGTTTATACAGGAAGAGAATCGTTCCTTTGTTACTCTTTCCATGTGGGCTACACAGGATCCGGTTGCAGTATGGACAAAAGCATCCGGTATGTTCGTTCCTGTTGCACCAAAAGCAAACGGTGGTATCGTGATCGGTACCAAAGCGGGGGAATAACCGGGCATAGTCTCGATGAAAACAGCCAGTCACCATCTGTAGCAAGCGTGAATGATACATCAACACACAAGTATACAGAAAGCGAGTTGTCTAATATGACTGTATCTCAGTTAAGACAGCTTGCAAGTGACAACGGCTATGCCCTGACAGCAACTAATAAGGCTGGAATAATATCAGAGATTTTATCTCAGCAAAGGTAGGTGATTAAATGGACGAACAGCTTATAGAAGATTTGACAAATTATCTTGAAGATGATGTAGAAACAGCGAGGATGATTCCTCTTTCAGCAGAGAGGGCTATTCGTTCATTTAAGAAGAAAAGGAATTATCCTTCATCTTACAGTGATGAGAAAATAAATTCCGATATGGAGAAATGCTATGACTGCATATTTGATTTGGCTCTTTTCTTTCTAGTAAAGCAGGGAGCTGAGTTTCAAGGATCACATTCCGAATCTTCTGTAAACAGAAATTGGACTTCCGAAACTGAAATTTATGTAAATCATGGTGTTTTTCCATTTATCGGATTCTAAGATGGTGTGTGCGTGATACGTCAATCCTCCCACGTATCGCAGGGGTGCTTCAAATTAGGTGGGTAGAAGCAATATCTTAAAAAATGGGAGTGATGGAAAGGAATAGCGATGGGATGTGAACACGAGTGTATCAACGAACACCGCTTGCAAGAATTGGAAAGTGCCGTCCATGAGATGAAAGAAAAGCATTCCAAAAGGGATGAAGGCTTTTTTAATCGTATCAATGCGCTGGAACAGAAAATTGCTTTATACAACAACGATCTGGGACACATTAAAGATACAGTTGACGAAATGAACGACAATTTAAAAGCACTCATGGAAAAACCAGGAAAATTACAGGACAAAATTATTGCTTATGTTATAACTGGCATAATTGGTATTGTTTTAGGCTTTGCCCTTAAAGGCATTTTCCCGGTGTAATATTGATTCCACTAACAGGGAGGACGGTGGAATGGATAATTATAAAGACTTTTCGGAAGATGAAAGAATCTTCTATTTGCGTGAAGCTGGATTTGATTCCAGAGAAAAAGAGTTATTCCGATTGCGTGTTTACGAAGAAAAAACACTTGCAGAAGCTTCAGAAATCATGGGCTACAGCACAAGAACCGTAGACCGCATAAACAGAAAATTAAAGAAGAAAATTATGAAAGTCGCCCCGATGTATTGTCGGGGCTTTTCTTTGTATTCATAGAAAATGGCGTATTTATGGCGTTATCATGGCGTGTTAATCAACCTCTTATTATTGTAAAATATACTTATAAAAACAAGGGAGGTTTGAGATATGCAGTATGGTAATCCGTATTTTGCGCAACCATTTCAACAAATACAGCCGTATCAAGATAGATTAGCACAATTGCAGAATAGTTATCAGCAGGCAATGCCATACGGACAGGCACAGATTCAGCAACCAATACAACAAATGCCACAAGTACCACAAATCCCCATGTTGCAAGGACAGATGGTTGATGGCATTGATACTGTAAAGGCAAAAGATGTAGATATGTCTGGAAACCCTGTCTATTATCCAAAAACAGATGGAACAGAAATATATAGAAAACAATTACAGGCAGATGGAAGAAGTAGAATTTTTGTTTACCGACTTATAAATCCGGAAGAACAACAGCAACCAAAGGTAGAAGAAAAACAGATTGACATTGAAGCAATGTTTAATCAACTTCGGAACGATGTTTGTTCTGAGATTTCCGAAATAAAGAGCATGTTCCCGACACAAATGTCGGTAACACCGGAACCCAAGCAGAATGGAGGTAAACAGAGATGAATTTCAATCCAAATGCTATGATGAAAAAGCAAGTTGAAAAAATGATTTCTCAAAGGTTCGGAAGTGTTGATAACATGATGAACGATATGAGCAAATTTGCTGGAAATAATCCAACATTAAAAAATGCTCTGGATTTATACAAACATGGCGATACAGAACAACTACACCAAGTTCAGCAAAACATATTTAAAGAAAAGAATTTTTCTCCCGAAGGAATTTTAGAAAAATTTTTAGGGATGAAATAACTTCCCCATAATTGGGTGATTTAGAATCGCTACAATTTGGGATGACAGCCGCGGATGTCTCCTATTGTAAATAAAATTTAAGGAGACTAAAAACATGATGAATGGTTCAAATTATAGTCTTAGCGACATTGCAGCCGCTACAGGCTCTAATAACCGTGCAAACGACATGTGGGGCGGCGATGGTTTTTCCCTTATTTGGCTTGTCCTTATTTTCGCAATCTTTGGCTGGGGCGGTTTCGGCGGCTTTGGCGGCTGGGGCGGCAATGGTGGAAACGGTACAAATGGTGCAGGTTTCCAAGGATGGGCAACCAGAGCGGATATCAATGAGAGCTTTGCTCTGAATGATATTCAGAATGGTATCAGAGGTATTCAGCAGGGTATTTGCGATAGCACATATGCGCTTAACAATACCATGCAGAGTGGCTTCAATGGCGTGAACGTTGGAATGCTTCAAGGCTTCAACGGCGTTCAGCAGGCAATCAATGCTGATACTGTAGCCGGTATGCAGAATACCAATGCATTACAGTCTCAGTTAGCAAGTTGTTGCTGCGAGACCAGAGAAGCTATCCAGGGCATCAACTATAACCTGGCTACCAACACTTGTGCATTACAGAACACAATGAACAACAACACCAGAGACCTTCTGGAAAATCAGAACAGCAACACAAGAGCAATCCTTGACTTCTTGACGAATGACAAGATTGCAACATTGCAGGCAGAGAACTCTGATCTGAAGCGTGCTGCATCTCAGGATCGCCAGTCTGCATTGCTCACAACTGCAATGGCTTCTCAGACACAGCAGTTAATCAATGCAATCAATCCGGCTCCGATTCCTGCATTCCAGGTTCCGGCTCCATATGCGTACGCAGGATGTAGCACATATGGTAATGGTTGTTGCTAAGTAACTCACCCTTAGAGGTTGACTAAATTCTAAGAGGTGGGTTTCGGCTCACCTCTTATTGATTGAGAGGTAAAAGATATGGCATGTAAGAATGTTTGTAAGCTTTGCAATCACCTTGTGCTGTCTACTGCAATTGCATTCACAGGTGGAAATCTTGTGGTTACTATCCCGGAAGGAAGCTACAATAATGGAGAAAAATACTGCATTGTTTTAGCACAGTCTATTCCAAATGCAACCACAATTACTGCCCCAGTGATGATTCAGATAGGAACAGGAACAACATTGTATCCACTAGAGAATCGTTGCTGCGCACAGGTAACAGCATGTGGTGTCAGAACAAGAACAAAATACGCAACCAGAGTAGCCACAAGTGCAACTGGTGGAGTATTCAAGATGTTAGGAAATCCGGCTTGTAGTCCGAGCAACAATTTGAAAGCAATTAATGGTACAGCCCCAACGACAGAAGCACCTGTTACGCAGGCTGTTAGAAAGGGGGCACTGTAATGCATAAAGTTGCAATGGAAATGGGAAAATGGGCTATGGAAAAAGCCAAAACACATGGCTTTGATAATCTCAGTGCTCAAGACTGGGACGATCTGAAAGACTGCATGGAATCCGTAAAGTGCGCGATTTGTGCAGATAAAGATTACAGAATCGTAGAAGCTATGGATGAATGCGAACAGGAAGAAAAGTATCTTGGACGCATGGGATATGACCGTTACCGCTATTCAAATGGGCGTTTCGCTCCAAAAGGTAGGGGAACTAGAAAAGGTTATAGACCATATCTGTACATGGAAGACGATGACTGGATGGACGAGTATTTAAACAATCCAGAATTTGAGCGCAACATGTACCGCATGGGATATCATCCAGACCGTAGTGATATGGAAATGGGTGACATAAATCGGAAGAAATCCAGATATGGCGAGTCCTATGATAGATACGATGAGAATCGTAGGCACTATCATGATTCTAAGGATTCTGAATCCAAGAGAAAAATGGATGATTCCATGAAAGAATACACATCAGATATTATTCGTAACCTTACGGAAATGTGGTCGGATGCAGATGCAACGCTCAGACAGCAGATGAAAACTGACCTGAGCCGTTTGGTTCAGCAGATGACATGATTAAATTATTGATTAAGCCCTTGTTGCAGTAGTGCGGCAGGGGCTTTTTAGTTGAGAAAAGGATGGTGATAAGCCATGCTAAGACAATTTTACATGAACGGTGACCTATGGAGAGTACAGTTCGTATCCCCACACGATAACGTGTTAATTGACCGCACTGGAAATAGAACACTTGCTGTATCTGATTACTCCACAATGACAATTTCGATTGCAAACAACTTGCATGGCGAACTTCTAAATCGTGTATTTATCCATGAATTAGGGCATTGCGTGATGTTCAGCTACGGTTTACTGCCAGAGCTTCACCGTATGGTTAAGAAACGATATTGGGTGGATGCAGAGGAGCTTGTATGCAATATTCTGGCAGACTACGGACAGTTTGTTATTGGCACAGCCAGAGATATTTTGGGAAACAAATTTACATATGTAGCTCCTGTTGGAGCAGAAAGGATGATTGTTGCATAATGGGAAAATTTGAAACAGCTGCAATTGTGGACGGACAGCTTTACCAGCCGGGAGAAGAAATTCCAGAATTTGGAAGTATTAAATGCGTAGATACATCAGAGCCAAGAAAATATATCGGCAATTCAAAAGATGCATCCATTTTAAATGATGTTATTGCAAGATATGCTTCCAACAAGTCTTCTTGCCTAATGACTGACACAGGCGAATACTATGAGTTTGATTCAAAATTAAAAAAATTTGTTGTTCAAGAATCAATTTCCACAATTAACGAATCCGCAGATAAGATTTACGGAGTTTTAATGACTTTCATAAAAAAACTCAGTGACAAGCTTCAGCAAACCTCAACTTCAATTGTTTTCCGAGGAAGTGTAAGGAACGCAGAATTGTTACCTTCTTCGCCACTAACAGGGGATATGTATAACATCGAAGAAAAATCAATCTACGGCGAAGCAGGTATGAATGTTGCCTGGACAGGTACTGCATGGGATGCGCTTGGCCCCGCTATCAATATGGGAGACTATATTCTGGTTGATTCAAAGGTGTTTACTGATTTACAGGAAACTGTTTCAAAATGTCTTATTATGCTAAATTAGGTGAGTGATATGAGAGGATTAGTTCGTCAAAAGCAAAAAGTATACTGGTCACGAATATCCGAGAAAACGCAAGGATTAGACCGTATTAAAGTTTATGAGAAACCAGTTTTATACTATTTTTCCGTATCATCTACCGCCGGAACGCCAGAAGAAATTGCAGCCGGAATAGTGCCAGATTATGACAGATACATTACAAGCTTTAATCGAAATTTCCATCCACAGGAAGCGGACATATTTTGGATAGACAGAATCCCACAAATAAGCGAGGATGGAAACCTTATTTTGAACAAAGATGGAGAACCCACAGTATTGCCAGACTACACACTAAAGAAGATTTTAGACACACAAAAAGGCAATATTGCCAGATACGGAATTTCTAAGAGAGGAAACGAAGATGGGTAAGACAATAAAGTGTACCTTATCACAGAAATCAATCCAAAAAGCTATTGATGAAATAAAAAATTATCAAAAATCTTTAAGGAACAAAAATGAAATTTTCATAAAAAGATTATGTGAATTAGGGATTCCAGTCATTAATCAAAATATTTTATCGACACAAGGTGATTCTGATAAGAACCACAATACTTACATCAAAATTAACAGTTTTGGTAATTATGCGGAAGCACACTTAATATGCGAAGGAATAAACCTTTTATTTATAGAATTCGGCGCAGGTATTCACTACAATGGTGCAGCCGGTTCTAGCCCGCATCCAAAAGGAGAAGAATTTGGTTATACAATCGGTTCTTACGGACAAGGAAAAGGAAAAAACGATTCCTGGGTATATGTTTCTGATTCTGGCGAATGGATTCGCTCTTACGGTACAGAAGCTACAATGCCAATGTATAAAGCCAGTGTAGAAATCATTCAGAATATCCGCAAAATTGCCAAAGAGGTATTCTCTTCCTAAAGAAGATACCGTAATATACTGAATGATACCAACCAATTATGTTATCATTACAGTGTTAAATTGTAGCATGATATGCAATGCGTTCACTCTAAAAGTGGGCGCATTTTTATTGTGAGGTGACAGATATGCCGGACACAATAGAATCCCCTGTACTGGAAGTTTTTTCAAGGTGGGGAGCGGCTGTGTCTAAGGTTACCGGCGCAGACAATTATTCCATGGACGGAAGCGAAACAAATGCTTCTGGCAAAAAAGCATACGCACAGCTTTATATGCTTGGTAATCCAATTACAAGAGGTGACCTTGAAGGGGATGAATGTGCAACAATGCCATCATTTCAAGTAAATTGCTTCACATCCGGGAGTAAAGCATTAACCAGATTGTATGAATTGGACAAGATAAGTCACAAAGCTATGGTGAGCATGGGATTCCGCCGCACATACGGACCGGAACCTATGTTTTTTGGTGACAGTGGAATTAAAAAGCTTGTGAGCCGATACAGCCGGATATATACAGGAAAATTACTTTAAACCCAATGAACGCATAGACGTTCTTTTTTTATGCCTAAAACGAAAGTGAGGTGAGATTATGGATCAGATTTTAAGCTATGTAAAGCCGGAATTACTTGTTGTCGTTGTATTTCTTTATTTTATCGGGACAATGATTAAAAAATCAGAGAGTATTTCTGACAAATTTATTCCGATGATTTTAGGGATTCTCGGCGTGTTAATTTGCGGTCTTTATGTTTTTGCAACATCTAAAGTTTCCGGTTCACAGGAACTTGCAATGGCATTGTTTACCGCAATTACACAAGGCATTATCGTTGCCGGATTAAGTAATTATGTAAATCAACTTATTAAGCAAGTTGGAAAAGAAGAGTAGAAAGGCGGTGATCCGCTATCTCCCGGCACAGGGTTACGTGCATAAAGCTTAAATTAAAGAAAGGAGCCTATCAAAATGACAGATTTAACAACTCTTGGCGTAACTTTCCATTATGCTGTAGAAACAGTGAGTGGAACAAAGCCAACTGCATTTACTCAAATAAAAAGATGTAGCGCAATCGGTGGAATAAGTCTTGATACTGAACAGATTGATGTTTCCGCATTGGAAGATTATTTCACACAATATGCGGCAGGAAGGCAGGATACTGGAGGTGCATGGGAAGTTACTTTTAACATGAATGCTGACGTTATAACTGCAATCGAAAAACTTTTTAAAGACTCTAAAGACGCAAAAGCTAAAGGTCTTTCAACCTGGTTCGAAGTTGCGTTCCCAGATCTCGAAAAAGCATTTTTTATTGTTGCCGAAACAGGACGAGCAATTCCTCTTCCGGAAATCGGTCAAAATGAAGCTGCGACCATCCCGATATCATTAATCATAAATGATTACAAAGGACTCGATACAAAGGTTGTAACTACATCAGAATTATAAAAAATAATGGGAGGATTATAAAATGGTAACTTTTAATGTACATGGAAAAGAATATAAGGTTGTATTTGGATACGGACTTCTTACAAAAACAGATGTGCTGGACAGGGTACAGGGAATTACAGATGGAAAAGAGAGAAGCCTTCAGAAGATGATTTCTCTTCTCCCGGAACTGCTTCTTGCCGGACTTCAAAAGAAGCACAAGGAAGAGTTTGGGTATGAAAGTGATTCTGAAAAAGAAGCTGCTCTTGATAAAGTCTGTGACCTTTTGGATGATTACGAAGATGAAGGAACTGAGGAAAATCCAAAAAGCGGATTTGATTTATACCAACTTCTCGACAAAGAATTGGAGAAAAATGGTTTTTTATCCGGTCTGCTGAATGCAGTAGCAGAAGCACAGGCAGTGGAGAAGAATGCAACGAAGCTTCCGCAGGATCACAAAAAGAAAAATTAACTTTTCGAGAAGCTGTTTACCAAGAGATTCTTCCTTTATACCTCTCTATTGGTGTATCTAAAGAAGAATTTATGGATTCTACTCCAGCTGAATTAAAACCTTATCTCGAAGCTGAAAAGATACGTCAAAAGAGAAGAGACGCTGAGCTTTGGCAAGCTGGCATTTATGAAACATCAGCCACATTCACAGCTGTTGCAAATGCTTTAATGGGAAAAAAATCCAAGGCAGAGTATTTAAAGAAACCTTTGCTCGAATCAGCAGAGGAAGAAAGGCGAAAACAGGAAGGTATACTTTCCGAAGAAGAAAAGAAAAAACAGAGAAACGCACTTTTGGCAAGCTTGCAACTCATGCAGGCGAACTTTGAGCTTAACCATGAAAAGGGCAGTCAGGATGAATAAGTCTTGTCTGCCCTTTATTTTTTTGTAAAAAAGGAGGGATAAATAAAATGGCTGACAATACCATAGATACCCTTGATATACAAATTAGCAGTAATACAGAAAAAGCAGTACGTGCGCTGACTAATCTTTCAAACAAACTCACAGAAGTTAATTCCGCATTAAGCGGAGTTAATACAAACGGATTGCGTAGTTATGCAAGGGAACTCGGAAGGGTTACGTCTTCCTTTAATTCTCTAGGCAATGTCCGTACTTCTGGTCTTGATAGTGCTATTTCAAAATTAAACGCACTTAGTAAAATCAACCTTAGTAATCTTCAGAATCAAAAGATTAGTTTTGATTTGGACATCAAAGGTGGAGATCAAACACAAAAACTGCAATACGCCATTGATAAAACAGTACGTGATATTAAAATTGACACATCTTCCATTTCAAAGCAATTAATTGAAGCCTTTAACTTAAAAGGTGGTGCCGCTTCAAAAGTTCGTTCTAATATGAATGAACTTGCAGAGGAAATGGCACGTTCTTTTGATGGAAAAGATATTACTGCGAATGTAGGTTCTCTTCTTAATGAAATTGGAAACACTATTCTTAAAAGCGGAAGCGTTGTAAAGTCAAGCCTTGGTGGATACCTGGAAGGTGCGGAACAAGAATGGATTGATTTCAATAATTACTTCAAAAACAAGAAAATCTATGTTTCCGATATGCTAAAAGCCGACCTTGGTAAAGGCGAATTTTCTGAGATTCTGAAAAACAATCTGAATAAGGTTGTTACAGATGCAACCAAAGGCATTACACTTGACAAATCCTGGCAAGAATTAGCAGATAGATTCCCAACTCTTGTACCAAGAGATACTATAAATGCAGCAGATCAGCTGATTACCATACTTGAAAATATCAAAAAAGTTAGAGAATCAATAAAGCCAGTATCAATAGAATCGCTTTATGGAGAAAACGCTTCAAAAGCATCGGATAAAGTATGGGGAATGGCTGTTGATTCCACTCAACAGCTTGCAGAGCAAGTAAAAACAAGACTTAATGATGCGTTGAAAGGTGCTGACGGCCAGCTCCCTATTGATGTAAAAATCAATACGGATAAGATTACGTTGGATATCCAAAACGCAATCAATAAGGTTGCGGAGCTGAAATACAATACTGTAAAAGTAACACTTGATGTAGATACCACAAATGTTAAAGATGCAGTTACCGGCAAGCTTAAAGAAATTGATGCAGGGCAAATGACAAGTATTGCCGATGGAATGAAACAGTTTTCAGATTCTTTAAGAGTCATGGGAACTGTTAATTATAAAGCTTCCGGTTTAAACGCAATCATTAATTCCATTAGCAGATTTAGCCAGGTAGATATTAGTAATTTTAATTCTATGAAACTTGGCGAGATAATCACTCAGTTATCTGGATTATCGGCAATACCGGATGTATCTGCAAGTGTTAATCGTTTTGTTAATTCAATGGCTAGACTAGCCAATTCCGGCGAATATATTGCAAATGTATCGGCTGAATTACCTGCATTGGGAAGTAGCTTGAAATTTATCACAGAAAGCTTTATTGGTGTTGATGGAATTTCAGATTCCGTAAATAGGTTTGTTCAGTCAATTGCACAATTGGCAAGTGCTGGCGGTAAAATTTCTCAATCTTCTGGACAACTTGGAACACTAGCAAATGAAGTATTGTCATTCTTCAATGTAATGAAAACCGCACCAAAAATCAACGAAAACACAGTAAGAATGACAGAAGCTTTGGCACAGTTAGCTACTGCAAGTGGGAAAATAAATAAAGCCACAAATTCTATTACGAATTCATTTTCGAGATTATCAAATGCCGCAAATGGACTTGGAAATGCAGGAAGAAAATTATCTTCCATGATTGGCTCTGCAAGCTCTGCACTAGCTAATTTTGGAAATACCGCAACTGTAACCACAAGAAAGACTGGCTCATTAACTTCACAGCTTGCTAGTTTATATGCAAAATTTTTTACTGTGACAAGAGGAATTAAAGCACTTTGGAATTCTGTAAAGTCCGCATCTGATTATGTTGAAACATTGAACTATTTCAATTCTGCATTCGAACAAGTTACAGACGGATTGGACGTGAGCAAGTGGCAGAATGCAGGAGTAAAATCCGCAGAGGAATATGTGGGTTCTTTTGAAAAACGTGCAAAAGAACTGACAAAAAAAATGACTGGATTTGAAGTATCAGATGCAGGTGATCTGACTAGAACAAAAGGCACGAGCCTCGGACTTGATCCAAACCAAACGATGAACTATCAAGCTACTTATGCACAGATGGCATCATCAATGGGGGCAACAGCAGATGCATCAACCAAGGTTTCACAAGCTTTAACAGAAATCGGAGCAGACCTTGCTTCTGTAAAAAATCTTGAATTCAACGATGTTTGGAATGATATGGCTTCTGGCATAGCCGGAATGAGCAGAGCACTTGATAAATATGGTATTAATATCCGTGTAGCAAATTTACAACAGGAACTTTATAACCTTGGAATTGACGCTACTGTATCAAGTCTAAGCCAATCGGACAAGGCTATTCTGAGAACTATAACAATCTTGAATAGTTCAAAGTATGCATGGGGTGACCTTGCTAATACGATAAATCAGCCGGCAAACCAATTAAGATTACTGCAATCTAATTTTTCAGCACTTTCAAGAACTATCGGTTCATTATTCATTCCAATTATCTCAAAGGTTCTTCCATATATGAACGCCTTTGTTATTGCAATTCAGAGAGCTTTTTCGTGGGTTGGAAGACTTTTGGGTATCAAAATGTCCGATTATGTTGCTTCCACAGGAAGTGCCGCAGTTGATATGGGAAGTATTGCAGATAGTACAGAAGATGCAGCTTCCGGGCTTGACAAAACAAATGACAATGCGAAGAAATTAAAAAAATCCTTATCTGTTCTTTCTTTTGATGAATTGAATCAGCTGAATGATGCAAAAACATCCACCGCTTCCGGTTCTTCTGGAAGTGGTGGCGGTGGAAGTACACATCTTCCAGAACTAGATGCTGCATTAGATAAAGCCCTGTCAGAGTATCAAGCTGCATGGGATAAAGCTTTTGAAGAAATGAATAATAAGGCAAATGATACCGCTGATCAGATTGTAGCTGTATTTAAAAAAATTCGTAAAGCGGCTAAACCAACAACTGCATCAATCAAGAAACTTTATGATGAAGGTCTTAGCAAGCTTGGAAACTTCTCTATTACAGCTCTGAAAGATTTGTGGAATAATTATCTGAAACCAATTGGATTATGGATGTTATCTGACAATTCCGGGCTTCCTCGATTCTTTAATATTACGAATGATTTACTAAATAAAATCAATTGGGGTAAACTGAATAGCTCGCTTTCCGGTTTCTTTACAATGCTTCAAAAGCCAACAAAATTTGTTTGGACTGGTCTTATGGATTTCTATGAGAAATTCTTAGTGCCGGTAGGTACATGGACAATGAATAGTGCAATTCCGGAACTTGTTGACGCATTAACAAATTTCGGAAACAACATTCACTGGGACGAACTTAATTCGGCATTGAAGAACTTCTGGGATGCACTTGCGCCATTCGCACAAAATGTTGGGCAGGGAATTGTTGACTTCTTCAAAGATTTACTTGATGTTGGAGAAAATTTCATCAATACAACACTTCCTGGAGGATTAAACTCTATTGCTGATGCAATAAAAAATATCAGCCCGGAAACTGCACAGGCAATTGGAAAAGGACTTGGACAAATCTCCATTGCAATCCTTGGATTCAAAGGATTAACCTTTATTGGTGGAATCATTGGAAAAGACAGCCCATTAGGAAAAGGACTTGCTTTATTGGCAAAACATCCTTATGCGTCGATGGCACTTGGATTAGCCGGAATTGTAACCGCACTTGATAATTTTGGGATTATTGATGTTGATTGGGATTGGATTTGGAGCAGTATTGACCGTGTAAAAACCTCAATACAGAATTTTATTGATAAGGTTGATTGGAATGCTGTTGGAACTGCTCTTGGAAATTTATGGTCTGCATTCCAACCATTTGCAGAGGGATTTGCAGATGCGTTGATTACCGGGCTTGAAGGAATAATTAATATCGGAGCGGACTTAATTAACGGTATTGCAAATGCAATTAATTGGCTGGCTGAAAAATTAAGTGGAATTGATCCAGAATTTATAAAACAAGTTGGTGCAGCATTTGGAACATTGTTTACAATCAAAATAGCCAAGGATATTGCCACCAAAATCTTTTCCTTTGCAAGCGGAATCGGTTCATTATCTTCAAAACTTTTAAATTTCCCACTTGATACCGCATCTTCTCTTTCTACCATCATCGGTGATATTGGTGGAGCAGCGGAAACAGCGGGAAATGGCGGGTTTACTACACTTGCAGAAAAGATAAAAAATCTCGGTGATGTCGCACAAACAGCTGGTGGACAATTCCAAGGATTTTGGGGATACGCAACCAATTTGGGTGCGACTGCATTTGTCGTGGAAGGTCTTGGACAGGTAAAAAAAGCTATGGACTTTAAAGATTCCACAGCTGACGCATTCAACGATTTTGAAGTTGTTAGAAAAGCATTAAAAATCCTTGAAGACCAAACTGGAATTTCCGGGGATAAATTTATCGGTCTTGGCGGTGATTTAAAAAATGTGAAAGACAATGCATTTGATTTTGATGGACAGCTCCAAACTGTAGAAACATCACTTGAAAATCTTGGAATTTCTTCCGATACATTTAAGCAAGCATTAAAACAGGCAATGGAAGAATCCGATACTTCTACAAATTCTCATGTAAGTAATATTAATGAATATATCGGTACGATGGGGACAGAATTTGATAATGCGAAATCTGCATTAGAAAGACTTTCAAATCAAGCGGTAATCACTCCAACGCAGTTTGATGAATTAAGTGCTGTCCTTCAGCAACAAGAATCATCTGGTGCAACAGCCAGAGCCGCATTCCAAGCCTTGATGGATAAAATGGCAGAGATGGGAATTGACACAGGAAAAGTTATTAAAGCTTTTTCAGAAGATGTTCCAAAATCTTCATCAACAATGAGCAAATCAGTGGAAACAGCTACGAAATCCATTTCTTCAAACTCTAAGACTGGTTTTGGAATAGCCAGTGCAGCTGTAAGCACGGCAATGGCTGGAATGAAAAAAAGCACAGAAAGCACAATGCCTTCCATTTGGTCAAAGATAAAGAACACGAATGATGATGTTGAAACCAACTCCAAAACAAACTGGGGAAATTCCGCAAGTGCTGTATCGACAGCCCTCGGAACCATGGATACCGATACCAAAGATATAATGGGTAAGGTTATGACCACCATTCAAAGCTATTGGTCTTCTGTTCTAATCAATACAAACCAGATTTGGGAAAAGGCTTCTGGTAAAGTTGACACGGAAACTGGGAAAATGAAAACCTACACAGAATCTAATTTGTCTGGGATTTCGGATAAAATTAAAAGGCTATTTAATGTTAATCTTACATCAATTGGTCGGGAAACTGCTCAATCATTCGCTGATGGCATGAAACAAGTACATTTACCAACTCTAACTTATTATATTTCAGAGTGGAGAAAACATGATCTTGGTGGTGGAAGAACTAGTTCTACACCAGTTTACAAGCCTAATTGGTACGCCAAAGGTGGTCTTTTCAACGGCGCACAGGTAATCGGTATCGGTGAAGCCGGTTCTGAAGCCGTCCTTCCGCTGGAAAATCCACGAACCATGAAGAAGATTGCAGACAGCATTGTTTCCAGTTCGGACGGAAGCATGGGACTTACAAAAGAAGAAATGGCAAAAGCAGTAGCACAGGGCGTTGCAATGGCAATGAGTATGAACAGCGGAAATAACAATCCGCAGTACATTATGAACAGCATTATCCTAGACGGAAGCGAGATTGCAAAAGCAGTAACAAAAGCCCAGAATGATACGGATAGCCGTTTCAAACCATCCCCGGCATATTGATTTTTGGCTGATTGTGTGGTATAATTTTTTTAATGAAGAAGTACACACGGTCTTGATTTTTGAGCCGCTAAGAAGAAATTAATATTTCTCGATTTTGAGGAATTTTTATCTTACTTGGCGGCTCTTTTTTATTTTAACCGTTAATTTTGGTAAAACCAACAGGCTAGACCGATCATCGAAAAGCGGAAATGCCTTGCCGCCTGCCTGTTGATTTACATACAGTTCAAGGCACTCTTTTATACGAAAGGCAGGTATCAATCTATGGCAAGGAAATCACTTAGCAAGAAAATCAGATTTGAAGTATTTAAAAGAGACAAATTTACATGCCAATATTGCGGAAGAATGTCACCAGATGTAATTTTAGAAGTAGACCATATTGAGCCAGTAGCAGAGGGCGGAGATAATGAGATTACAAATTTAATTACTTCGTGTCGCGATTGTAATAGAGGAAAAGGCAAAACTAGGATTTCAGATTCCAAAGCAATATCATTACAGCAGGAAGCGTTAAAAGATCTTGCAGAGAAGAAAGAACAGTTGGAAATGATTGCTGAATGGAAGAAAGAGCTACTTGATTATGATAATATGGCAGTAAATATGCTAACCGAATATTTTGAACAATTGACAGGGTGCAATATAAACAATAGTGGGCGTAAAGAAATAGGAATATGGTTAAAAAGATTTTCGGCAGATAAAATTATGGACGCGATGGAAAAATCTGTAAAATCATATTGTAAAGAATTTTCATACGATGAAATTGTAATGGCATTTTCAAAAATACCAGGAGTGTGTATTAATCACTCAAAGGGGGATAATAAGTCAAATTATTATTTTAATTATATCAAGAAAGTTTTAACATCACGAGGAATAGAGTTTAATCCAAAACTTTTAAAATATTATGTTGAAACATATTTAATCACAGAAGAAGATTTTGCGGAGGAAAAGAAAAATAAACGGTATTTGAAGATATTTGTCAAATATCCAAGCGTTAAATTTGATAAGGATAAATTTGCACAAAACTATATGATGGATAAATGTTTTGTAGGAATACTAGATATTGACGGCGAAAAGAGCATAAAAAATATTAAATATGGGATTGATTTAGAAAATAATGGATATTTCTTTTCTGAAAGATATTCGCCGCAAAATAGAGTTAGCTTAATTCCGTACCTTAATGGTTTCACAGAATTGCTAAGAGAATATTACAGGGAATACTATCAAACATACAATGAACCTCACCCAGTTTTAACTACCGAACAAGGATTAAGACTTTTAAATCATTATGCGTCAAATAAATATTGGTCAAATTGTGTTACTAGAGAAGACTATGGTAATATGTTTTCAATGCTTAAATTAGGCAAAGAATATGATGAAAAAGTGCAAATGCCAGAAGCTATGTTTTCCTGTGGAGGGACTATTTGCGCCGAAAAATGTGCAGAATATGAAAGCGAGGAAAGAAAAAAGCATGATTTTAGACCTTAAAATAAATTATTTTTTTAGACGCACAAAAGACGCACCTAGATATAGATTAAGATTTAGATTAAGAATTAGATTAAGATATAGATTAAGATTAAGAAAAAGAGAAAGAATTATATTTAAATAATATCTAACGATATTATTATGTCAGATAAATCTGACGCAGAATGGGACAGGGAGGACACACTATGATATTTTGGCTATCAATAATCATTTTTGCAGTCGGCGTTGTTATTCTGATTGCAAATAGAATAGGAGAATCTTTAAGCTACGAATATGAGTATTCGAATGTGAGCGCAACCGTGCTTGTTTTGGGCGTAGCAGTGGCTTTTATCGGTGCGGTATATCTTTTGATCGCTGGATTGCTTTTAGCAATAAGCCAGACTACGGTTACCGCCACCAGACAGGCAAATGCAGAGAAATACAAAGCATTGACTTACAAACTGGAAAGTGAAGCTTGCCGAGATCAATTCGGACTTCTAAACAAAGAAATTGTTGACGAGGTACAGAGATGGAATGTAAAAGTAACTTACTACAAAGCAATGGAGGATAACTTCTGGGTTGGAATCTATTACCCAGATGTGTACGGTGATCTGGGGACGATTGATTATGAGACATATGAGGGAGGACAAAAACCATGAAAAGAATCAAAACACTACTGGCGATAATTACCTTTATTTGCATTATCACAGGGCTAACAGGCTGTGCAGCGAATGACGATTACATGAATGACGTGAAAGGAAATCTTTCTGGAAACAGCTACACAATCTATACCTACGATAACTACGGCAAAAAGGTTATGACCACCACTGGGGACAAGATTAATATTTCCGGGAATAAAACGAAATCTAAGGGCTACGATAGCGAGGGTAACGAAACAACCAGCTATGACGTATCTTCCGTTATTACAATTCTGATTGACGGTAAAGAAATTGAAAGCTGTGGTGATACTTGTATTTTTGAGCAAAAAGGATTGGAGCCGGAGGTTGATTTTACCCAGGAAGATATTACCAGTCATTCAACCGGGAAGATTTCAGAGAACGCATACATAGCCGGGATTCTAAATTATTATAAAAATTATTTCGGAAAATCTAGGGTTGTAGTAATTAAATCCCAACTTGGACAGCCGATAGCCGCATATTCTGGTGACGAGGTGTTCTGGAAAATCCCGGACGATCTACCTAAAATGACAAAGTTAATGATTGACGGAAAAGCTCTTTATATCCACAGGGCAAACTTCCAGATTATTGACAAAGAATTACTGCGATAAAATAACCAAATCCATTTCAAAACTTCTCACCCGATAAAATATAGTCACAAGCCAAGAAAATTGATTTTTGAGCAAAGAAATTAATTAATTGTGGAGAATTAAAACATATGAGCAAAATAGGAACAGAACTTCCAACAGAATATTCAGACCGTTTTGATAAATTGCGTCAAAATCGGGCTGAGATGAGTTTTTACAAATATGGCACAGCAAAGGATAATTTCGGGGAGAAACTGGTTAATGCATTGGAATCACATGATTTGTGCATTGAAAAATACAGAAAGACCGGAAATACAGAATATCTTTGTGACGCTGCTAATTATCTAATGTTTGAGTTTATGTATCCGCAGATTCAAGGAGCATACTTCAAGGCAACAGACAGCGGAGAAAGCGCCGGAGTTGCCGGCACACCAATTAATCAGCTGAAGGAGAAGTGGTATTGATGGACTTTAAACAGACTTATTTCTCTATCTGGCAAGATATATGGAATCTCCACAAGAAGTATGCTTTTATCTCAAAGGATGATATTCCTAAGTGGGAAAATCTCACCGTGGAAGCAAGCCGGATTCACGATAAATACGCTGATTCGGTCGGTGCGAAATTTGCTGAAGCTCTTTTGGTTGCCGTAACTGCGGAAATTGATAGAAAAGCGAAATAGTGCTTCCAGAATACGTCCCAAGGTGGTACAATATGGGTATCATACTAAGGAGGGGGATATTTATGGCACTGATTAAATGTCCAGAATGCGGCAAGGAAATAAGTGATAAAGCGGCAAGCTGCCCGAACTGTGGATTCCCGATAACACAGGGAAATGTAACACAGGAACCGCCACAAAAGCAAAAGGAATACGACATTGAGATGTTAGATTCCATGAGAATCAAGGCTTCAAAAGCAAATATTGAGGTTTACTACAAAGGAAATTTGTTACTTGAAGCAAATCCTATGGATTTTGTATTGAATTATGACAAGGAAGAACCAGATGATTTAGGGAGAGTACAGTTGAAAGTTGCTTTTTCAATTCCGAAATATGCAAAGCCTTTCAAAATTTGCTTATCAACAGGTTCTTCCGCATATGAACAGGCAAAGGAATTTACAACAGAGATTGCGGAGAGGTATTTCAAAAAACAATATGTTGTTGAATGGTATATGCTAGACAAGAGTGTAATGGATAATTGCGACAGGGGCGAAGTAAACAAGGCCAGAACAACTATTGAGAATATCGAAAAACCTAAAACATATTCTGCACCAAAACCACAGTACACAACACAGCCGACAGCTACCAAGAAAAAGAAAAAAGGGGGATGCGCAAACTATTTTGGTTTTATCTGCCTTGTGTTTATTCTAATTGGCTGGTATTCATCTAAAACAGAGAAAACAGCAGATACATCCAAAACACAGACGGAAAAATCCAGTAGTTACGAAAGAAAAGCAACTCCTACAGTAGAAGAGAAAAAACAGAATGTGGCTCCAATTACTTTTGATGATGAATTACAAACATTTAATTCTGGTGGATATGCTTATATTACTGACAGCGATTTATATAAATATGCTGTCAATATGAGCGGAGTTAAAATTTATACTGTCGCAACGGTAAGTGAAATCAAAGACAATAAGGTACAAATTACTATTGGTGATAAATATATGATGAGTAATTTTAATGTATCAGATAGTAAATTGTATGCAAAATACGAGAGTGGTCTTAAAGATGATGATGTAGTTGCTATTCTTGGAACAGTATCAAATGTAGATTCATGGGGATTTATGGGAGATTCCATAAATTTAGAGAATTGTATGGTATTTGCAAAAGGTGATGAAGCTAAAAGCTATAAAAAGGATGCTTCAGATGATAGTTTATCACAGTATTTTGTAGTGACAGAAGAAGTTGCTAATTCAAAAGAAGTTTCAGAGGACGAATACAAGGCACTTTGCCAAACATTGGACTATAATGATATATTGAGAAACCCTGACAGTTACGATAAAAAACATTGTATTGTCTCTGGAACAATAGATCAGTCATTAGAAGGAATATTCGGTGGATATACGTTGTATATTGTTGACGGAAACGGTAATAAATGGGATTGTTCATATAGCTATGAGGATGGCGAAACACATTACCTAGAAGGAGATTGGATAACCGTATACGGAACTTGTAGCGGAACATCAAATTCTACAACACTTCTTGGGAAACAAGTAACATTGCCAAGTATAGATGTTGAATACATTAACTGATAAACTTAGGCTAGGGAGAAATCCCTAGCCTTTATTTTAGTTCATCCAGTCATATGTGTAAGAATCATTTACATATACTTCAAATTTATCTGGCGTTATTGTATCATAATTTCTGTCGTAAGGAAAGCTAAATTCAAGATAGGCTGTTGAGCCTGGATTTTTTACATCGGCACTATGATCATCATATCCTACTATTCTGCCGTTTTTGTAAAATACTACAGCAATAGTGGTAAACGCATTTTTTCGTCCATTGTTATCTACTTTTACCACTACATTTCTATTTCCAAAATTGGCTGAATAATGAATTCCCGAGTTATTTGTTATAATATTTGAAGCTCTTCCAATTCTCAAATTTATCTTAAAAGAATCCCAGGTCTTGTCGTGATTCCAGCCTTGAAGTGCACATTTTGAATGTGCCGCAAATGCATAATTATAATCTTTTTCTATTCCAACCATTGTTCCATTCAGATAATAAACAAACTCTACTGTCAGATCAACGGCATAATCATAATGATTCTCCAGAATCGCTACAGCTCCATACGGCGTAGATTCTGCATGATAACTAACAACATTCTTTTTACCACTGCTGTTAGCATTTGTGTTTCCACCAAAACCGCCATTGCCATTAGAAGCCTTTTTCACTGTAACTTTACAGGTATATTTCTTTTTACCAATCTTTGCGGTAATTGTAGCGGAGCCTTTCTTTTTTGCTTTTACACGTCCTTTAGAAGATACCGTTGCAACGGATTTTTTACTACTTGTCCATTTTACTTTTCTTTTTGTTCCAGTCACTTTTAGTTGTAATGTTTGCCCGACTTTTAAAGTGGCTTTTTTCTTGCTAATTTTACCAGCCGCCGATACTGGAACTGCCATACAGACAATCAGTAACATTATGGTAAAAACTGCCAGTAACTTTTTGAATTTTTTCATATGCGTTTTCCTCCCTAAATCAGTATGATATACATATTTTACCACTCCAAAATGAATAGTGGAATAGGAAATTTGAAAAAAGTTAAAATAATTGTTGACATTGTACGTACAAACTGATATATTAAAGATGTACAAAATGTACGTACAATCTGAAAGGAGTGATAAAATGTCTCCCAAAATAGGGCAAAAGTTGACGGACAATCCTAGAAGCGTAAGATTGGAAGTCAGACTTACACAGGAAGAAAATGCACTATTAGAGGAATGTGCAAAAAGACTTCAAGTTACAAAGACAAAAGTTATCACAAAGGGAATCGAATTAGTAGATAAAGATTCTCGAAACTAAAAAACAGCCGTAGCACCGACCAAAGCACAAACGACTGTTTAAGCAACCAGAAGTCTCGCCTCTGGTAATTAATATCTTATCATTTGTGAGACTTCTTTTCAAGAGAAAAGGAGTATTTTTTTATGCAAAACTTAGTAGTAAAAAATGTAAATGTATTAGGTGACATGATTATGGCAGCAAAAGGTACTGATGGATTCGTATATGCAGGAGTAAGTTATTTCTGCAATGCCCTTGGCATGAGCAAAGGACAAAAAGATAGACAGATTATGAATGTCCAAAAAGATAAAACATTACAAATGGGGTGCCTCAAATTTGAGGCAGGGGTATTTGATAAAAATAACGAGACTGTTGCACTTAGATTAGATTTTGTTCCACTTTGGCTTGCAAAAATAAACATAACAGAGAAGATGCAAAATGAGCATCCAGAATTAGCAGCCAAATTGCTTGAATACCAGTTAAAAGCAAAGGATATTTTGGCAGATGCTTTTTCAGAAAAGAGGAATTCTCCCATGACTATTCCCGAACAGATTCAGCTTCTAGCACAGGGAAACGTAGAACTGAATAAGCGGATTGACGATATTCAGACAGAGTTTGAGACTTTGAAAATGGATTTGCCGATTCTCCCGATTGAAGCGGAGAAAATCACGGAAGCCGTAAAGAGAAAAGGAACACTGGTGCTTGGCGGTAAGGAATCCAATGCTTACAATAGCCGTTCCATTCGCCAGAAAATTTACAGTAACATTCATTCCAATCTGCGCTACCAGTTCCAGGTAAAAAGCTACAAGGCAATTAAGAGAAGCCAGGTAGAACAGGCAGTCAAGATTATTGGAGAATATAAACCGCCAGTTTTCTTGAAGAATGAGATTGATACAGAAAACGCACAGCAGAGATTCTTTTAATTAGATTTTTACAGGGATACACAGGAGGAAAATAAAATGACAGAAAATATGGATAGAGAAGACACAATGTTCGAAGTAGAGGACACTATTGATAAAATCAAGTTTCTTGTGGACGATTTCATGGAACAGTATGGATTTAACAGCACAGAAGAGATGGACAAAGAGAAAAGCCTTTTCTTTGCATATAACAAGCAATTTATGACAATGAAACTGTTGATTTTGAGCGATTATGCCAATAAAGCAAGACAGAAATTTAAGGCTCTTGAATCTATGGAGCAGAAAGCGTGATCGTATGGCAAATAGAATCTAGTTCAATGACTTTCAGAAAAAGAGTGTGTACGCCAAATGCAACGGAAAATGTGCGATATGCGGTAAGCCTGTCAAATTTAAGAAAATGACAATCGACCACATTATGCCGTTGTCTCGTGGCGGCACCAATGATATTAAGAATCTGCAACTGGCGTGTAAGCGCTGCAACAGCATGAAGAGTAATATGACAATGGATGATATGATGGGGCAGATTTCCGAGATTTTGAAGTATAACCGCAAACAGAAATTGATTAGAGTGTTGGGAGGAATTGTGGAATGAATTATAAAGAGGAACTTATTGAGATGGTTGAAAAAATGCACAATATAACTTTTATTGCAATGATTCATGCATTTGCACACACTCTTTTTGAGAAAGAAAAGAATTTTAAATGATACCGAAGTATACTGAATGATACGTTCACCGTATGTTATACTATAAAATCATAATAAGCAATTTTTAAAGCGTTTACCTTTTAGGGTAGGCGCTTTTTTGTTGCCAAAAAATAAATCATAAAGGAGATATGAATTTATGCTGGTAGAAATCGTTGGAAAAAGATACGAAGAGAAACTTATTACAACAAGTCTGAAAGTTGCAGAGGTTTTTGAGAAAGAACATAAGAATGTTCTACAATCAATTGAAAATCTCGTGGCTGATAATTCAGCCGCCAAATTTTTTCAACTTACAACATATAAGAACCGTGGAAAAGAATATCCAATGTACGAAATGGATAGAGATGGTTTTTCCTTGCTCGTAATGGGCTTTACTGGTGAAAAAGCCTTACAATGGAAAATTAAGTATATTGAAGCCTTCAACAAGATGGAAAGCGAGTTAAAACGCTTATATACAGAACGCCAGCAATGGCAAATTGAACGTGACAAGGGTGTTGTTATTCGGCATATCCTCACAGATACAATTAAGATGAAAATAACAGAAAGCCCAAATAAGAGATTTGCTTATCCAAATTATACAAATCTGATTTATCGCAATTTATTCGGAAAGACAGCAAAAGAGCTTGAAAGTGATTATGGCGTAAAAGCAAAAGAGAATCTTAGAGATTTCTTCACAGGTGATGACTTGGCGAAAGTTCAGAGTATGGAAATGCTTGTAAGTAGCCTTATTAATTGCGGATGGGGATATCAGCAAATTAAAGAATTTATCCGAAGCGAAGCAACAAAAATGATTGCATGAGGGTTAGCATATGGCAGAAGCATTTTTAAAAGTGGATGGGGTAGCAATGCCCTGTCCTTCTTCTTTTACATGGGGATTACAGGATATATCGGCATCAGAATCCGGCAGAACAGATGATACGACCATGCACAAAAACAGAGTTGGACAGAAGCGAAAGCTGTCTGTAGGTTGGAATGGCCCAGATTGGGACACTGCTTGCAAAATTATACAGGCAGTAAATCCAGAGTACATACAGGTCACATATCCAGACTTGCTATCTGCAAATAAGCACGAAACCAGAACATTTTATGTTGGCGACAGGGAATCCCCTTTTAAGTGTTGGTGGATAGGCAATGAGCGCATGGAAGGACTTAGTTTTGATTTTATCGAGAGGTAAGATATGCGAAATTTATCAACGGAATTTAAAGAACAACAGAATAGTGGGAACCGTAACTATCTGAAATATGCAGATTTTACCTTTACGGACGGAAGCACATTATCCATTACCGACAAAGACTTATGGTCTAATGGCTTCAAATTTGAGGATGCAGTATCGCAAAGTGGTTCTTTTGATATCGGCGCAGCTATCGTAAATAAGCTGACATTGCAAATCAACAACTTTTCTGGCAAGTACACAGATTACATCTGGGACGGAGCGAGAGTCGTTTGCCATATTGGGCTTGAATTATCTACTGGTATTGAAAGAATCCGTATCTGCACCATGACAGTAACAGATGCACCATATCAGAACACAGCAATTATCAGTCTAACTTGCGAAGATTCCATGCGATTATTTGATCGCGATTATTCAGAAAGTAAACTGACTTATCCGGCAACAAGATTACAAATCATCCAGGATGCTTGCAATGTGTGCGGAGTAACACTTCAATCTACAAGGTTTGATAATGATGATTTTGTGATTCAGAATCGACCAGACGATAGTAGCATTACTTTCCGACAGGTAATTGCATGGGTAGCGCAGATGGGCTGCCAGTGGGCGAAATGTGACGAATATGGTCGCTTATGCTTTGGATGGTATGAACGTGAAGTCCCGGATAATTTTTATGATTTGGTGGAAACTCCATGGAAAGATGTAGAAGGTAACGACATATTAGATACCACTGGTGAACAAATCATTACTATCATGCAGACTGGGATTACAGCAATTCAAACAAACGGATTTACTCCATGGCTGTATGATCTTGAAATAACAGGTGTAAAGGTTACAGAATACGTTGAAAATTCTTCTCAAAATGAAGCGAAAACATATCAGTCGGGGAAATCTGGCTACGTTATCGAAATAAGTGATAATAAGCTAATTCAAGAGGGAACAGGAGAAGCAATCTGCAAGATTATTTCAGACAGATGTGTTGGAATGAAATTCAGACCGTTTTCTACTGGTGCTTTAACAAATATTGCATGGGAAGCTGGTGACACCATTGCGATTTCCGATAGAAACGGAAAACAGTACAAGAGCTTCCTAACTTCTGTTACTTTGAATCCAGGCGCATTTGAGCAACTTGAATGCAGTGCTAAGAGTGCATCCAGGAATAAGCAGAAACAATATAGTCTTAATCAACAAATACAGGCAGAAAATAATAAGAATTTAAGAGATGAACGTACCGCCAGGGAAAAAGCACTGGAAGAATTATCACAGCGCCTTGCTGAATCTTCTGGAACATACACGACAGTGGAAACACAGCCGGACGGAAGCAATATCTATTATCTTCACAACAAACCACAGCTATCCGATTCTGACATTGTATGGAAAATGACCGCAGAAGCATGGGCGGTATCTACAGATGGTGGACAACATTGGAATGGCGGTATGACGGTTGATGGTGATGTGATTGCCAGAATCCTTACGGCTACAGGTGTTAATGCTGACTGGATTAAGACGGGAGCCTTGGTGGTTCGTGATAATAGCGGAAATATTATATTTTCTGCCGATATAACTAAACATCAATTAATAATGGATGGATCCTCAATTAGGATTGGTGCATCTCCTTTGGATGGACTGTTAAACAGTATGCAGGGGCAGATCGATGGGAATATAAATACCTGGACAGGAACATCAGTACCTACATTGAGCAATTATCCGGCCAATGAATGGCTGGACGATACCGAAATGAGCAAGCATGTCGGTGACATTTACTACGATGGCGATAGCCACGCATACCGCTTTGTAAATGAAGGCAATGGATATTATTGGAAACAGCTGAAAGATACGGACGTTACAAAGGCACTGAAAGATTCTGAGGACGCATTGTCGGCAGCGAAACAGGCACAGGAAGCGGCAGCTCTCGCCAAAAACATGACATTGCAACTGAGCAATGAATACCAGGGCGTTTCTGTTGATTCTGATGGAAATTACGGCACATTTCCAAGCGATGTGATTACACATGCTGTAGTAATGTACGGGACACAAGATATTACAGATGATTGTAATTTTATAATCACAAAATCAGATAGTATAACAGGAATCTGGAACAATTCAGCAAAGACATATACGGTAACGGGGCTGTCATCCGATGATGGTTGGGTAGATGTTAGGGCAACTTATCTTAGTGCTTTGACGGTGACCAAAAGATTTTCCATTTCAAAAATTTATGCGGGAAACGATGGAAAGAACGGTCTTCCGGGAGAACCTGGACGAGATGGAAAAACAAGTTACACCCATATTGCTTATGCCAATAGCGCAGATGGTAAAACCGATTTTTCGGTGTCTGATAGTAACCGGGAATATATCGGTATATATGTTGATTTTGAACTACAAGATAGCACTAACCCGGATGATTATGCATGGACGCTTGTAAAAGGTGCAGATGGGGCAAATGGATCTCCAGGAAAACCTGGAACAGACGGAAGAACACCATATTTCCATGTAGCTTACGCAAACAGCGCGGATGGTAAGATGGGCTTTGATGTATCTGATAGCACTGGAAAAGAATACATCGGGCAGTATACAGATTATACGGAAGCCGATAGCACTAACCCCGGTGCCTATTCATGGACAAAGATTAAGGGAGAACAAGGAGTTCCGGGTAGAACATATTTTCTTGAAAGCCCATCATATGTTATTAAGCAACGCGCGAATGGCAGTGTAGCCCCGAGCTATATTACTTTGAGTGCTTGGTATCGCGATGGAAACGCGGAAACACGAACAGCATATAAAGGTCGTTTTAAAATCGAAGAATCCGTAGATGGGGAAAATTGGAAAACGGTATATTCTTCTGCGAAAGACGAAACAAGCGTTTCACATAATTTATATACGGTATTATCAACTAAAGCGGGAGGAATTATAACAACGGCTTCTGGAAGGTCAATTGGAATTCCAAGAGATGTAAGTGCCATAAAATGTACCTTATACGCGGCGGGTGGATTTTCACAACCATTAGATTCCCAAAGTATGGCGGTTGTAATTGATGTAGATGCACTTACACATGAAGAAATATTTAACCTCTTAACCAATGATGGCGCAATTAAAGGAATTTATAAAGAGGGAAATCAGCTATATATTTCGTTCACTTACGCCAAGGGTGGCACATTAAAGCTTGGCGGTAAAAATAATGGGTATGGGATATTAGAGGTACTGAACCGCCGTGAAACTGGATGGGCTAGTAAGCTTGATCCTGACGGATTAACCATATTTAAAGATTATGTAAATGAAAATAACTATAAATGCCTTATTTTTGATTCAAGCGGAATTAAGTACGGAGTAACCGATTCAGCAGGATTACTGAATCTAGAAATGCCTCTTTTGGTTAACGATAATGGCACAATGGCCATTTTAACAAGTGATATTTATGGTTATTCTGATGATGGAAAAACAGCTTTTCAGTTTTTTAGTGGCAAAACAGTAAACTCAGGTTACATGATAGTAAATGTTAAATCAGACTTTTATGATTCTGCTAATTTTCATAAGTCCGTTACGATGAGTGGTCTGCCGTGGAACTCTAGTGCAAGTGCAGCTGTTGTTTTTGCATCTGATATGAAAACTCTTAATGCGGCTGCTGCATCTTCGATTCGTTACAAATCAATAGGAAACGGAAAAAACATAAAAGAAGATGAACTGGAAGACCTCTACAGAATCAAGGTAATCTGGGCGAAGTACAAAGACGGATATTTATCCGAACAAGATGAACGCTATGGCAAAGAAATGCCGATGTTCATAGCTGAGGACATTGACCGCAGATTTCCATTAGCCGTTGACCATAATGAAAAAGGCAAAGCTGAAAACTGGAATTACCGTATTATAATCCCCTGCATGTTTGCCATGCTGAAAAATGACCATGAGAAAATCCTGGCTCTCCAAGCGGACAACCAGGAACTGCATTCAAAACTGGATGCTTTGTCAACAGAAGTACAGGAATTAAAAGAACTTATCAACAATATTTCACGAAAGGAATGAGAATATGAGTGTAAAAACAGTACAAGCTACAGTAAATGGACAGACCGTAAGTCTAACCTATAACAGTTCTACTGGACGATATGATGGAACGATTACAGCCCCTAGTAAATCCAGCTATAATCAATCGGGACATTATTATGGGGTAACAATCAGAGCTACGGATGATGCTGGAAACGCAGAAACAGCAGATGCTAGTCATTCAACGTTAGGAAGTTCATTACAGTTAAAGGTAAGAGAAAAAGTTGCGCCGATTTCAACAATAACATACCCGACAGCCAGCGCACTGATTACAAATAACAAACCAAGCATTGTCTGGACAATAACCGATGATGATTCTGGTGTGGATCCTTCCACCATTGGTATCACCATTGATTCTGGAAGCGAGATCACAGGGGATAGTATTTCTAAGACTGCAATTTCCGGCGGCTATAAATGTACTTATACTCCTGGTACTGCCCTGTCAGACGGGAGCCATACAATTACTGTAAATGCGTCTGACTATGATGGAAATGCGGCAGCACAGAAGAGCGTTTCATTCAAAATTGATACCGTACCGCCGACACTTTCCGTTACATCACCGACAGATGGTCTTGTTACCAACCAGGCTTCCTGTACTGTTCGTGGTACAACAAACGATGCAACATCCAGCCCAGTATCTGTTACTGTCAAACTGAATAGTGGTAGCGCAGAGGCGGCAACCGTTGCTTCTGATGGCTCCTGGTCTAAGGTAATTACTCTTACTGAGGGTACCAATACCATCACCGTAGTGGCTACTGATAGTGCCGGAAAGAGTACCACTGTAACCAGAACTGTGAAACTGGACACTAAGGCTCCTGTCATCAAGTCCGTAACATTAACACCGAACCCGGTTGATACTGAAAAAACCGTTGTAATCTCTGTAGAGGTTACCGACTGATAAAGGTGGTGGAAACATGGTAGTAGCATTAAGGGGTACTATCAATGGAAACATTATCTCATTCGCAAGGGCACAAGGGGATAGATGGGAAGCCATCATCCCCAAAAGCCTTAACGGCGCTTATGTAGTTGACATGTCCGCTGTTGATGAAGCTGGAAATACCGCATATATAGCAAGATACATTATTACCATAGATATATCTTCTATGTGTGTTCACATTGAGCCGTGTCCGTATTATGAAGAGTTATTAGAGCCACAGTATCGGGCGGTTTTAGAAAAATCCGAGTATTATGTAGAGTTAATAGGAGGTTGCAACTGTGAATGTGGATTTTGAATTCGGAGAAAAGAAACATATAAAACTAAGAATATGCTCCTGCAAAGGTACCGATTTTCTAATCGAAAGAGCTTCCTATGAGTTGCTTTACAAAGGAACACAAGAAGTTGAAGATAGTGGCATTGCGGTAATACAAGGACATATTCTTGATGTGGTTATACAGCCGCAGAAAAAAGGTAGATATAAACTTAGAGTGATGTATGAAATCCTGGACGAGAAGTTGATTGCAGAAGTAGGAGTGATGGTGAAGTGATATGGCGAATATTTTAATCAGCGATGTAAAAATGACACCGAACCCGGTCACCGCCAGAGCAAGCTTCGTCCTGTCCGTGAAGATCATCGACAAAGTATACGCACTGGCCACAAAGGACGGCAAGTGCCTGATGACAAAGAATAATAAAGTAATTGAAAAAATTCCAAGAAAGGATTGATGAAAAATGTCTGAATCTATACCAAGTACACTAATATCAGCTCTCCCAGCAGCTACCAAAGTGTCTGATACGGATATCGTGGTATTGGAGAATGGCTCTACAACCCAGAAGATTACTATAGCGCAGTTGAAAGAGGCGCTAGGGATTAATGCACTAAACACGAATTTTAAATTCTACAGTTCCTTATCTCAAATTGGATTAACAGCAGCTGCAACATGGGATCAGATACTTACTAAATTAACTGATGGTACTGGAATGAAATTTGCTGCATGGAAATCAGACTATCCTAATTTATCAAATCCATGCACAAGTAATAGGCAATTAATAACTGTTTGCAGATCATATTCAGGTTATTCTACTATAGAAGTGTGGGATATTGATAATAACGTTCGCCACTTTACAGCGCATAATGGAGATAACTATAGACCTTGGAAATCATACTAAAACCACGTTACACTCTATGTTTTTAATGCTGTTGACAATCAGCTGCATTTACGTTTCTTTGTATATAATCTACAAGTATCAACAAATGTTGCCCAATCACTACTGTATTGCCATCTAACTGTATATGTTCAAGATGAAATTGCAAATTCTGGAAAGCTTAATTGAGCATAATAAGCAATACTTGGACATCTTGTTGAATTGGACTATATACTTTTATTTTCCCAGTAGTATTTGTGTCTCTTGCAACAACGCAACCAGCTATATTAGAACTTGCACCAATAAGAACGGGAAATGATATTTTATGTTCTGGCAGGTTTGGAAATGTATATTCTCTAACCACTCCTGCTGAACATGTTAAAAGTTCATGCGTATACTTCGTGTTTTGCGACCTTCTTTCCTCTGGATGCTACAATAAAGCAGAAGGAGGAATAAAGGTTATGGATATACGAAATACGATTATTAACAATGTATTGCTGGCGGTGCAATCTCTATTAGATGATCAGCAGCTCCAGGCAGTACAGGATGCGCTCTGTATTCAACTGAACAGTTACGAAGTGCAGGAGAGAAGTACAGAACTAACGGTAGTGGACAACACTCCAGACAGTATGCTGGCAAAATATATAGCTACCAAGAGAGTAGAAGGAAAGGCAGAATCCACAATTCGGCGTTACTACGATGCGTGTTACATGATGATACACACTCTATATAAGCCACTGCATGAGATTACTACCTACGATCTCAGATACTACCTGGCCGCATACAAGGAGCGCCGGAAGGTAAGCAATCGTACCTTGGACGGAATCCGCCGATGTTTCAGTAGTTTCTTTTCCTGGCTCTCTGCCGAGGGCATGATCGGAAGAAACCCATGTGCAGCACTGTCCCAGATTAAGTACACGAAGGTAGTGAAAAAGCCCTATACCGCACCAGAAATGGAGCGACTAAAACAGGTCTGTACAACACTTCGGGATCTGGCGCTGATAGAATTTCTTTATGCTTCTGGCTGCAGGGTATCAGAAGTGGTAAGGCTCAATCGAAACGATATAAATTTTCAGACACAGGATGCAGTAGTCCTGGGAAAAGGAAACAAGGAGCGGAGAATCTACCTCACCCCTGTGGCGCTTATGCATTTGCAGGATTACCTGAATACACGAACGGACACAGATCCGTGCCTGTTTGCAAGTGTGAGAGTACCAGTGCGGAGGTTATCAAAAGCGGGGATTGAAAGAGCATTAAAGAAGTTAGGGAAGGCTGCCAAGGTTACAAACGTACACCCTCACAGGTACCGGAGAACTTTGTCGACCAACCTTCTTGATCGTGGGGCCAACATCCAGGATGTGGCAGCAGTCCTGGGACATGCTGATCTGAAGACCACTCAGGTATATTGCTATATCAGCCAGAGCAACGTGAGAGCATCATATAATAAGTACGCAGCGTAGCATATAAGCTCAAATTCACTCCGGGGACACCTCCGGAGCTGTTGTCATGTCTGGCGATGAAATTAGCAGGAGATGGCTTATCTGCTGAAGAAAGCAGCTAAACACGAAGATATCAGTTACCGGAACTTTTACAGATGAATGGTATATTGGAATAAATGTGTATGGCATGGGGCTTGCAGTAGAAATTCCAAGGCATAATGAAAATTTACAATTATCTGCAATATCGGCAAAGGTATTCAATAATGGTGGATGGTATAATTCAAGTGTTCTTTCGATTGGAAGATGTACTAATCGCTGGAGGATAATTTTAAATGCAAATTCAAGCATGAATTTAGAAAACGGAAAAGCATATCTTATTTCACTTAGTGGAGCGATTTCCTGAAATCACGCGCCAAAAGCAAGTGCTGTAAAACTAACAACTCCGTTAAAAGCAGAACCGTCAGCATTTCTAATTTCCATGTACGATGTCGTACCATCGTTGTAAAAGCCACTAAATATCCTGCCATTAGGAACTGTAATATCTTCAGCTATTACTAGATATAAACTGTTTAGCCCAAAAGAAGCAGCAGTCATTGTAATGTAGTTTTTATTTGCTTCCGTGTATACATTTGAAAAAGATTTAACTACAATTTTGCATGGAATCTTCGTGTTTATTCGACTAATTATTTTCATTTGAGCGCCTGAAATTCAGATGTTGAAATGAAGTTAATTAATAATGCACATATATGAAAGGAGAACACACATGAATATTAATACCTCATTAATCAGCAACAACAACAGCTACGCAGGACAAACGCCTCGGTATATTGTCATCCACAATACAGATAATATCGCCAAGACAGCAGATGCCAAGGCACACGCCACCGCACAGCATAATGGCAATTTTCATGGCTATTCAGCCCACGTATTCGTTGACGATAAGTCAGCATACCAAGCCTTGCCGTATAATCGTGGGGCTTGGCACGTTGGGGTAAATTACGGCGGTAAGCTTTTTGGAACTGTAAATAATCATAATTCCATCGGAATTGAAATGTGCATGAATGCTGGATATAACTACGAAAAAGCATTCCAGAATACCGTTGATGTGTGCAAGCAGCTTATGAAGAAATACGGAATCCCAGCAATCCGAGTAGTGCAGCATTACGATGTGTGTGCTAAGAATTGTCCATCCGTTATCCGTGCAAAGGGTGACTGGGATAGATTCAAGAAGCTTATTTCCAGCAAAACCGTGACAGTACCAACCACAAAGCCGACTGTAAAGGTTGATAAGTATTACCGTGTCCGTAAGACCTGGAAGGATTCCAAGAGCCAGATCGGGGCGTACAAGTCACTGAAAAATGCGAAAAAGGCTTGCAAAGCTGGTTACTCTGTTTTTGACTGGAATGGAAAAGCGGTGTATTCCGTAACAGCAAAGAAAAGTGTAGACAAGGTTGCAAAAGAGGTAATCAATGGCGAATGGGGAAATGGACAAGATAGACGAGACCGCCTGGAATCCGCTGGATACAATTACGCAGAAGTGCAGAAAAAAGTCAATGAATTACTGAAATAATAACACTCCCGGGGCTTTCCCGGGAGCTACTTAAATGTTGTATATTCTTCAAATTCGTTTCTTATTTTCGCAAAGTCTTTTCTTCTGATCGGCACAGTATTTCCAGAAAACATAAGGAACAAATCGTTTATTTCTTTTACCTCATCCATGTTTATTATGTAGCTTTGGTGGCATCTTAAAAATCTGGAATCCAGTAATTCTTCAATATCAGACAGTTTACATCGTTCCGTATAAACAATACCGCAAGTGCAGTGGATAATGATGTATTTGTTTCGGCTCTCAATATATTCTATATTTTGAAATTCCACCCGATGAATAAAGTCTTTTCCTTTTATCATAAGAGTGCTTTTGCTGATATGTTCCAGAGCATGATTGAAAGCAGTATACATTCTGCCATTTTCAGATCCTTTTATAATATAGTGAATTGGGAGTAAATCAAGAGCTTCAAAAACATACTCTTTGTGGGCTGTCCAGAAAATAATATTTCCATCATAGCCATTTAATCTCAATTCCTTTGCAACTTCAATTCCATTTTCTTCTCTCAAAACGATATCCAAAACTACAATATCATACCATTCGCCATCTGCCACATCATCAATAAGTGGATGTCCTTTATCATACGGAGTAATCAATGCTTTTATATCACCATTTCGTTTGAGAAAATTATTAATCCGATGCATAAATATACCAATCTGGATTTCGTTATCATCACATATTGCAATTCGCATTCAAATCATCCCTTTTCATGTAAAATTCGCCACCAGAGGTGCTAATTTCGCCATTTCCTGTGTAATTGTATATTTTTTGATACAATGTTATTGTAATACATTAAGATGATAGTGTAAAGGGGATGGATTCATGGAGAAACATAAAAAAATCATAATTGTGTTTATACTGATATTCGTGCATGTGCTCTTGATTCAATATGTTTACTTCTGCCCAGAGCGTAGTATTATCTTTGGGAGGGTTAAAACTATCGCAAAAATGGTGACGGAAATCAAAAGCAATCCAAATGAGCACAAAAAATCCCTCGATTCCAGAAGCCCAGCCTCTTTATTTCTATCTACATATATAACGAATGAAAAGTACCAAAATCACAATATCTATACTGAAAAAATCATAATTTGCAATAATATCGAGAAAAAGCAACTTGCCAGAAAGGACTTGAGTGGAGATGATTCCATCCCAGTATATAGTTATGGAAACATGATATAATTTAATGAATAAGAACAGATGTTCTTACTAAAACGAAACTGGATTTTTTCCTGGAAATGTGGTATAATAGTATTAACCGCTATCCAGTATTGATTGACACGTTCTTGAAAAAGGGCTTAAATGTCTGTCTCATACTGGATGCTTTTGGATTAGAGAGCGTAAAACGAATGTTAGGAACGTTTCTAACTCAACTCTCCGTACCACTATTGAAGCGCTTTATAGTGGAAAGCTATATTGCCACAATAACTGCCAGAAGAGGGAGGATTTATACATATTGGGGCAGAGAGCAGATGTTTAGGGCTTTGTATTAGTGGAGGTTTCTTAATGGATTATAAGAAAAAATTGATTGAACTTATAGAAAAAGTTGAAAATGCAACTTTGCTTGAAAGGCTATATGTATTCGCTGATAAGTTTATTAAAAGCTGGGGAAATTAATCCCCAGCTTCTTCATTTTCAGAATATATAGCGTCTATATATCCGTACACTTTGTTTTGCTGATCTGATGACATAGAAATCATTTTTTTTAAGCAATCTAATAATTGAGGATTCCCAGCAACAGTAGCAAGTAATTCCATCTCTTCGTTCCCTGGCTTTTTCCATCCCATAAGTTTGTCTGGAGTAGTTCCAAGAGTGTCAGCAATTGCTTCAATTACGTTTGATGGAATATTTGTAATAATTCCTTTTTCGTACTTGTAAAGCGTTTGTTTCGATACGGAAATTTTATCCGCTAAAGCCGTTTGACTCATTCCCAAAGCTTCTCTTTTTTCGCGTATCCTTTCGCCTACAGTCATCTTAGCGATAACCTCCTTTATTTATTTACAACTTGATTATACTCCATAAAAAGTTACAAGTCAATAAAAAAATAGCTTGACAAGTTACTAAAACGTTATTATAATAAGAGTAACTTAAAAAGTTACAATAATTTTTGAAAGGAGATGTTTGAATGATAAAGACGAATGAACTTCGTGGTATTTTTGCTAAAAATGGAAAATCTCAGGCTGATGTTGCTAAAATTCTTGGAATGGCACCTAAGACATTTTATGGCAAAATGCAAAGAGGGGTTTTTGGAAGCGATGAAATTCAAACTATGATTGACGAATTTCATATTGAAGATCCAACATCTATTTTTTTTGCTAGAGAGTAACTTTAAAAGTTACCAGAAAGGAGGAAGAGAATAGACGATTTAGTTTATCTTTGTAATGAAGAAGCTGTATGCGATAGTTTACAGGTAGCTGAGAAATTTGGGAAAAGACATGCAGATGTGATTAGAGCCATTAAAAATATTATCAAAAATGACTCAACGCAAAATTGCGTTCGTTACTTCAAAGAAGGAAAGGAGTGATAAACACGAATCAGTTAGTACATATTGGAAATTCAGACATTTCCATAAAAGAGTATAACGGTCAGCGAGTGGTTACATTCAAAGATATTGATATGGTACACGGCAGACCAGACGGAACGGCAAGGAAGAGATTCAACGACAATCGAAATCACTTTATTGAAGGAGAAGATTTCTTCGTTATAACTCAGCCGTCCGAAATTCGGACGCTTGGTTTGGAAAGACCACAGGGCGGTGTCCCAGAAAAAGTTGCCCTTGCCACAGAACAAGGTTATCTGATGTTGGTTAAGTCCTTTACAGATGATTTGGCATGGGATGTTCAGAGACAGCTTGTAAATGGATATTTCAAAACCAAAGAAACTGTAAAAAGAGCATTGTCACCAGAGCTTCAAATGTTACAGGGACTACTTTCACAGATGGTTGAAAAAGAACTTGCTGACAAAGAAAGAGACAGACAGATTTTAATTGCCAAAGAAACAGCCGATAAAGCTGTTGCGACTACAGAGAGCATCAAAGAAGCGGTCAAGCCTGTATTTGATAACTGGCGTTCAGAAATTAATTCTAAATTCAATCGTATACAAAAGGGTGCCGGAGCAGAGTTTAGAATGCTGAGAACAGAAATGTATCAGGAATTGGAACGCAGAGCTGGATGTGATCTGAATACAAGATTAAGAAATAAGCGAAATCGCATGGAAGAAAATGGCTGCACGAAAACAGAGATTAACTCGCTCAATAAAATGGATGTTATTGATGACGATAAAAAGTTACGAGAGATTTTCTCAAAGATCGTGACTGAATACGAAATTAAATATTGTGCATAGAAAGGCGGTGAAATAGAAAATGTCAGAGAAAGAAAAGCGAATCGTAGAAAAGCTGAAAGAAGCAATTCCTAAGATGTCGGATTTTGACAAGGGATATATTCTCGGAAAAGTCGAAGGAATGACAAGTGAGAAAGAAGCAGAAGAAGAGTGTTCTGAACAGGAGGATGCAAGTTGAAACCAGATAACGAAACAATAATCCGTTTTAAAAACGGTCGCATATTGCATCTGCCATACGAAGCGTACGATAAAATAGCTTTTTACGGCGAAGGAGTTACAGAAATTCGATGGAATACTGGAAATTCTCAGACTGAAATTCAGTTAAAACAGGAAGATGTACTCTACATCGCTAGGACAACGCAGAACACACTTGACAGCAAAAATTATACCACAGGGGAGAGAATAAAAGAAAATAGGGAGGAAAAACAATGATTAAATTTGAAAACGGATTAGTTAACATTTCTGGTAAATGTATTGATATCCTTTCAGAGTATGCAGTTATCACCCATGAAATTAAAGAAATGTTCGTAAAAAATGGTGGAGAAGAGAAAGAAATAAAAGAGCAGCTTAGACATTCATTCGAGCATGGTCTTATGAATGAGGAAGAACTTGACAAAGAAATTAAGGAAAAGTTCAAACGGGTAGATGCAATTATTCCGATTGTGTCGCTTCTGGAAGAAATGCTTAAAACATTTGGAGCAAAAGATAAGGAGAACTAACCATGGGAGAAAACAAGAGCACAGATTATATTCCAGAGAACGCTAATGAGGAATATGCACTTCTGGTTGGAAGACTAAAGGCATTTGAAGCTTGGGCGAATAGCGTGAAAGATTATGATTTCACAAAGAAAATGGCATTTAGAATGCTTGGGCTTGATTTGGTCGAATCAAAGGAGGAAAAGAAAGAATGAAATGCTTTAAAGGCTTTGACAAGGACTTAAAGTGTAGAGATTTCCAGTATGAAATTGGAAAAGAATACACAGAAGAAAAAGCAGACATTTGTAATTGCGGATTTCATGCTTGCGAATTTCCAATGGACGTATTCGGTTATTATCCTCCTTCAGATTCCAGATATTGTGAAGTGGAACTTGAAGCGAATAATCAGTCATCTGATGATAGCAAGAGAGTTGGGAAGAAAATTTCCGTGAAAGCAGAAATTGGAATTGCCGGAATTATTAAAGCTGGCGTTGAATACAGCAAAGAGCAAGTTAATTGGGAAGATGATAAGGCAACCAATACCGGAAATCGGTCAGCGGCAACCAATACCGGAAATCGGTCAGCGGCAACCAATACCGGAGATTATTCAGCGGCAACCAATACCGGAAATCGGTCAGCGGCAACCAATACCGGAGAT